AAGCCGGAAGCCAGAGAAGCATTTAGAAATCCAGTTTCATTGGCCAGCGCACTTGGAGCTTTCAGTCGGTTCATTCCAAACAAAGAGACGTACATCTTTGGGAATGGGGCGGCCTATGATAACGTGGTGCTTCACAATGCGTACAAAGCTGTCAATCAAAAGTATCCAGTTAGCTACAAATATGATGTCTGTTACCGTACCATGTGCAAGTTGTCCAATGCACCTGTGCCGGCCTTCGAGGGAACAAAGCATAATGCCTTGGATGACGCAAAAGCTCAGACGCGTCATTTGATGCAGATTCTAGAGACGATTCCTTGGGTTAAGCTTTAGGCCTTGACATTTCAGCACTTTCGTGCTATACTTTAGAGGAACTGAATGGAGATAACAATTTTGGAAAATCAAATCAGGCAGTTATACCGGATTCTCGGTCACGCAGAAGGTGATGGGTCCAGTGACGTGCGGTGCATCATAGCTGATGGTTCTCTTCTCGATGAAGCTATTGAGAAGTTCAAGACCTCACATGGTGGACGAGCACCAGATGATGAAGAGATCAAGCGGATCAAGGTTGTAAACCGCTCGATCATCAAAGGAGAGCAGAATGTCGTCGAATGGGCCAAAAAGTATAATGGGCATGGAAATTGTTATATTGGACGGACCGCCCGGAAACCCGATGGTACTCTGCACGAATTTAGAACGATCACTGCAGATATTGACCCGAATCGAAATCGCGGTACAGCAGCAACGCCTGAACAGACTTCCCTCTCTATACAAGCAGCTAGGAGAGTACTGCAGCATTATCCGGGGGGTTACCTTGCCGCCAGTGGCAACGGTGCCCTTATTATTTACCGATTGCAAAGTCCTATTACGACAGATTTTAAAGCCTTTGAACAACGCTTTCGCGCTTTTGAAGACGAGATGCGTAAAGTTCATGGGGAAGGAGTAACCCTTGACGCTACGTTTGACACTGCACGAATGGTTAAGCTTCTGGGCACAATTTCAACCAAAGGTGATAGAGCTCAGTGGCGTCACGCCAGATTCCTTGACTTTCCGCTTATGCCCTACGTTAAGAATAACATTCTTGAGCGAATTAATTCTTGTGGAATGGCTCCTAAAAGTGAAAAAGCAAAAGCACTTAAAAATACGGTCTATGCCTCACGATCAGAATCAGACTTCGCGTTGGCAGTTCACTATAAGAAAGCAGGACTTAGCAAAGAGGATGCCCTTGCAGCTCTCAAAACTCATGCGCTCGGCAGAAACGACAGAGTGGACGACCACTTGCGAATCGTGGAGAAAGTCTATGACCAAGGCCAAGAGACTCTTAAACCAGCAGATCAGTCTGTATCAGAACTTGAATATTCTACCCCCGGAGATAAACTCGATGAACACAAAGCACGATTGCTCGACAGGAAAAACTTCACAGTTCCCGAAATGTCCATCGGCCTGTCCGTCATCGACAAGCACACTTGGGGTTTGCGCCGAGGAGAAATCTTCACAATCGCCGCTCGACCGGGAATTGGAAAAACTTCGATTGCTGTCTCAATCGCTGCTCGAATGGCAAGGGAAGGTAAGAGAGTATTATTCTTCACTTCCGAAATGTCTGTTGACTCAACCTACGATAGACTCCTACAAGTTCTATCGGGGTTATCAGGTGATAAGTTCACAACTGGCCATTTTACGGATGAAGACCGAATTAGACTTGACGCAGCTTATGGGGAACTTAAAGGATTTGGAGAACGACTTGCTCTCTGTGATGCGTGTTCTCCCGATATCATACAAGTCCGTCGAGTTGCCAACAGAGTAATGCCGGACCTATTGATCTACGACCACATCCAGCACATTGGAGGAGAATCAGATGGAGCGAAAGCAAATGTCTCAAAATTTGTCCGTGGACTCAAAGACATTGCGCGGGAGCTTAATTGTGCCATTCTTGCGCTTAGTCAGATTAGGCGCTTATTTAAGGACACAAAAACTGGGAAAGAAATCCGCCCAACGCTCAGCGATCTTAAAGAGAGTGGAACGATTGAAGAAGAAAGTGGAGCTGTACTTCTCCTTAGCATACTGTCAGAGGAACCCGATAGTCCCATACGATGTTTATATTCTGACCTTGCCAAGAACAGGTATGGCCCAATTACAGTCGTTGGAGTAGAGTTCGACAAGTTCACAGCCCATTTCAAAGACTTGGAGGCAGAGGGTCTGGTATGATAAAATATATTCACCTTGACTATCGGAAGCCACACACGAAGGAAGAAAAGACCGTGTATGCACTCTCCAATGTGGCAACAGATACAGCCACGATCTTTGTCAATGTGGATATGCACCGAAAGAGTAAAAATCTGTCTGATACATTCTTTCACGAAATGGCTCATGTGTTTTTTGCCTTTCATGGCAAGGACAAGCAAATGAGTGACGCCAAAGAGGAGAAATTGGCGAAAGAGGTAGGGCGCATTTGCGCGGAGGCGTTAAAATGATCAGTATCTATACGTGCCAGAGGATGACAGGCAGAATGATGGATGAAATGGTTGTTGAAGCACAGATGTTAGTGAGAATGGGAGCAGAGCGAGATTTTAAAGTTCTTAATCCTGTGCTTGAAGAAAAGGTGCCTATGGTACATGAAATACTTCCTATGACTCTTCAACATACACTTGAAGAGTATTGGAAAAGAGACAAAGAGATGATTCGAGAAGCTGACATTACCTTAGACTTCCATACCCAGAATATGTCCGATGGGTCAGTTAATGAGGTTGGGTATTCTCGATGGTGCCTCTGGAAGCCTACGGTCAGGGTGTGGTCTGGTAAGGGTGGACTGATTAGCCGGGTTGAAGATGATCTTGTGGTTGGGTCACTTGAACTGGCCTTTGACATCATTCAGGAGCGCTGGGGCACCTATGATAAGCTGGCCAAGTGGCGCACAGAGATGCTTGAGAAGAGCTATCCTAAATGGGTGGCCTACCAACGGAGTCTGCAGACCCGATATGGAATGAAGGAAGTCATTTAGATGCCATTCGTGACGCAGGACCATCGTGTAGCACCGGATCAGTCAATTCCAGGTGATTTGTGCTTCATCTACTATAAGTACCTTGTGGACTCGTGGAAGGCTACACCTCGATGGACGACAGCTCATAATCTGTTCAAGAAAATGGTGTTTGATGACTTTGCAAAGCCAATGAGTCAGGACCATATTTGTGCAATGCAATTGGCATGGCAAGTTTTCTTCAATATTTATGTCATGGATTATGAACAAGTTAAGCGGAAAGAGAATGGAGATATATGAACCGTCTCAGTAATCTCATTATTGGTCGAGCGCCAGAATCTGTTGGTCAAATCGCGGTAGCTCTTGCGATTGACGCCATTAATGCACGTCTCACAGTCCCAGTAGATATGGAAAAGATTATGAAAGAGGCGGAACGGAGAACAAATGAACGTTGAAGTAGTCAAGAATATGGACCCGTTTCATGCACATCTTCTCTTGCTTTTGGAGCGGATTGCAACGTCACTTGAAAAGTTGGTGGAGCTTGATGATGACCGTTCCTAAGAAATACCTTTTAAAGGATGGGAGTATATACTGGCACAAATTGTACTATGCATTGATGCCTAAGTTCATGACGGCTCACAGCTTGCCAGGTGGTAGCTACAATTATGCATACTACTTCGTTCATCCTCATATGTATTTTATTGAACTATTCGATAATACCAAATGGTTCATTCAACGTGGATACCGAGGATATTCCGATAGGGATGTATGGAGTATTGACCGGTTTTTGACCACAATCTTGCCACCGATGCTTCGTCAACTCAAAAAGACGACTCATGGGGCACCGGTAGGTGTTGGGGTGAAACGCTGGGATAAGAAGCTTGAGAAGATGGCAAAAACTTTTGAGATTGGTCAAAGAATTCAAGATTATGACAAAAATAGTCGAAAACTTTATACTCAGTTCAAACATGAACTGCGCGGAGATTTTATTGAGTATTTCTTCAATCTGTGGGACTAACTAAAATGCTTAAAAAGGTCTGTTATCGGTGTAAAGGGACTGGAAGTGTCATAATTTGGATCATTAACCGTCCCGAAATCGTAGATTGTACGGATTGTGGTGGGACGGGTGAGGCAAAAGGAGATTAAAATGGTACGTATATTTCGATGGGATGGAAAAGAAGCATTTATTAACCCTGACAACATTTTATTCCTTGAGGAGAAAGAAAAGTATTGCGAGGTAATTATGACCGATGGCAAAGCATACTCTCTGTCAAGTACCTCATTTGAGATTCTGAGCGGTATGACGCCGAAGCGTGGTCCGGGCAAGGCTGGATTCGACGTAATATGAACGAGATGGAAGGCTGTATTGTGACGTTCAAGCCATTTGGTGTAATTCCGACTGATAATCCAAGGAGTGTAACGATGCCTTTAGACCCTGTGAAAGATGACACAAATCCCAAGGACTTGATTGGATCAAAGAAACCTCGTTTGTCATTGGTGTCTCCGGCTGGGATGATTTATGAAGCCTTGGCAATGGGGAATGGTGCTGAAAAGTATGGTCCGTACAACTGGCGGGATAAGAGTGTGCAGGTCATGATCTACCTTGAAGCGGCCATGAGACACTTGCTGGAATTCCAAGACGGGGCTGACTTGGATCAGGATTTAGAGAATTGTGAAGGCTGCAAAGAGCGTTTGGCTAATCCGAAAGTGGCTTGCAAAAATGGACATTCATGGCTTCCACATTTAGCCCATGCAAAAGCTTGTGTAGGGATCATTATTGACGCTTTAGAGACGGGACACCTGATTGACAACCGTCCGAAGCCGGGAGCCGCTGCCCGTCTCATTGATAAGTTCACAAAAAAGGATAAATAGGCCTTGCTTTTTCAAGCTTTTCATGGTATACTTACTCAGGAGCTAATAATGTCTTTAGACGAACAAATTACTATTGCGGAACCGAATCGTATTACATTCGGTCCTGATAAGTTCGGTGTTGAAAAGAAATTAAAACGGCATAACTATTATAAAAAATATTATTTAAATCATCGTAACAGTATTTTAAGTAGAATGAAGGAAAAGAATAAACAAAATCCTGAACCAAAGCGAGCTTATAATAAACAGTTTTATAAAGAGAACACAGTACGAGAGCGACAAAAGCACAAAGAGTACTACAACAAAGTACGGTATAGTGTGATATCAGAAAAACTCAAAGAGTTAAGAAGGGAAATGTTTAGTGTTTACGGAACTATCTGTAATTGCTGTAAAGAAAATAATTTCAAGTTTTTGACACTAGATCATGTGAACAATGATGGAAACTTACATCGGAAAAAAGTGACGGGCTTACGCTTATTAAAAGATTTAAAAGCACAAGGTTGGCCTAAAGACCGTTTTCAAATATTGTGTATGAATTGTAATTTTGGAAAAGCACAAAATAAAGGAGTGTGCCCTCACTATGACTAATTATAATTGGGGGCCAAATAAATATGGTATTGAATTACTTATTAACCCACCCACAATACCTACAGGAAAGGTTGCGGTTATTGATGTTGAAACTAATGAGGGTTGTGATTTCACTGGTATCGGCATTATGTGCGATTCCAGTTCTGTTAGCTATTATTCCGATCTTCGTCCTGACGTGCGTGCTTTTCTGTCTTCTGTTAGTCTCATTGGGCACAATATTAAGTTTGATGCGCGTCAACTATGCTCTTGGGGTGTGGAAATCCACCAGTCAAAGTTGATTCATGACACGATGTTGAAATCTTATGTGCGTAATAGCACCAAGGAAAGTCACGGCTTAAAAGACCTTGCCAAAGAGTATCTGGGAATGGAATGGCCGACATACAAAGAAATGGTTGGTGAAGGGCGGGCCAAGCTCACATTGGACAAGCAGGACCTTGATAAGGTGGCTGCTTATTGTGGAGATGACTGTGTGGCCACATTCAGGTTGAATCAATATTTTGACAAGATGATGAATCCGGCTCAGAGGGGCTACTACAACAATATCGAATTGCCGACCATGCAGTTGCTCTTTGCAATGGAAATGCGTGGTGTAACAGTTGACATGGATTATTTCCGTGCTTTGAAGGAGGAATTCAGTGGTGAAGCTGCGACTCTATTGCTGGACCTACGTACTCTTGTGGCAGATAGAAATTACGTTATCAAATGTAAGAAAAGCTGTCCTAAGAAAGCTCATATGCATGAGTTTAACCCCGCAAGTCCTATTCAAGTAAAAGAAGCCCTGAATACCTTCGGTTATCAGCTTCAAAATGCTGATAAGGCAGCCTTGGAGCCATACCGCAGTGACGAATTTGTGAACTTGCTCTTGGAATATCGAAAGATCAATAAAGTGGTTGGTACGTTCCTCGAAAACTGGTTGGCGCTGCCGACAATGCCTAAAATTCACACCACGTTCAGTCAGGTGTCTCTGGATGAACAGTCAGGTGATTGGAAGGGTATTCGGACGGGCCGGCTGTCATCCAAAGAGCCGAATCTACAGCAGATCAGTAAGGCGGGAGATTCTGATGAGGAAACTACCGGTAAAGCGCTTAGGTCGGGATTCATTCCTAGTGCAGGGAAGGATTTGGTCGTTTTCGATTTTGACCAGATGCAATACCGTATTCTGGCACACTATACAAAAGAGCCAGTCCTTCTCAATGCCTTCCGAAATGGGAAAGACGTTCACGAAGAGACAGCCCGCATCCTCTTAGGGAAAGAGATTATCACCAAGAAAGAACGTAGTCTAGGAAAATGTCTAAACTTTGGCGCCGTATTTGGTTCGATGCCTGAGAAGATTGCAGAGATTGCCAAATGTAGCCTTGAGGATGCTGAAAAGTTCTACAAGCTTTACTGGGTTAGGTTACCAGGAGTCGCACGATGGGTTTTTAGGACTAAGAATCTAGCGCATGTGCATAAGAGTGTGAAGACTATCTTTGGCCGAGTTATCCCGTTACCTGACATTGATAGTCGAAATATATTTGAGCGAATGCATGCAGAACGTACAGCTGTGAACTATATCATTCAAGGTAGTGAGGCTGATATCATCAAATTGGGAATGCTGCAAACGACGGCGAAGGGATACATGCCTCTTTTGCAGGTGCATGATGAATTGCACTTCGAGACAGCCCCAGACCAGACAGAAAAGGCTATGGTGGAGATCAAACAGATTCTTGATAACATTGTGAAACTGGATGTGCCTTTGACCGCCAATGGTGGATTCGGGCGCAACTGGTTTGAGGCTAAATAATGAATAAAGATGCTGAGTCTTATGTGTTCTATAGGGTCTATCCTGCAGACTCTATGCAGTTGATAGCGCCGTCAGGAAGAAAAATCTATATCCGGTGGGCCGAAGACAAGTCCCATATCGTGATTGAAGTACCTGTGGAGTTAGAAAAATGATGAAATCGACTCAGAAGGGCAACCAATATGAAAAGGAGTGCAAGACCATTCTTGAAGCAAACGGATGGCAGGTAGAAGGCCAACATCGTAAGGTGATGTGGATCAGGGACAAGTACACCGGAGCCATGAAGATGATAATGGCAGGAAGAGATATCTTTGGTGTTGATTTGATTGCAAAAAAGATTGGTCAGAAGACTCGATGGATTCAGGTCAGCACACTGACCCAGAAATCAGCCAAACAGAAACAAGTTTTAGTCTTTCCTTGGACTTTAGAGTATGAGTCCGTGGAATTATGGCTCCGTCTTGATGGAAAACGTAGTTTCAGGGTATTTATCCTACAACCAGACGGCATATTTCACGAAGGTGCACAACAAGATTTAAAAAGGAGCAAACCTGATGAAGAAAACACCGATGGGAATGAAGGACTTGAAGAAAAAGTGGCAGATGAGTACCCTGAATGACATTAAGCGCTTGAAGCTGCCGGAACCTGATCACGCTTATGGGTTTTCGACATCGTTACTCGAACAGAGCTTGCCACCGTCGGAGTTTGATAAGTTTGGTGATTGGATGGATGGACAAACATGTATGTTAGATGACAAGTTGGGAGTTATCAACTACACACATGATGTTATACGTGGTATTGATTTCATCCGAAATGGTAAACAAACGTACTGGGATTAAAGGGAGATTTTATGTATAATGAGCCATTGAAAGTTCTTACGCTCGATATAGAAAACTTCCCTTGCGAGGTCTATTCATGGACACTCGGTGAAGTGCACATTCCGTTAGAATTTTTAAAACGAGACTGGTCTGTATGTGCCTGGGCCGCTCATTGGTATGGAAGACCAGCCAATGAGATTATCTACATGGACAATCGGGGTAAAAGAGATATCTATGATGATAAAGCACTTATCAAAGGTCTTGCTTCCTTGATGGATGAAGCTGATGTTATTATTGGACAGAATGTAAAAGCCTTTGATATCAGAAAATTAGCTGCTAGAGCTATGATTCATGGACTGCCCCCTTTTAAACCTGTGAAGATCACTGATATCTTGACGGAAGAGCGTCGAGTGTTTGCTTTCACATCGCACAAACTTGCGTATAAGACGGATTTGGTTGATAGTAAATACAAGAAGCTCAAGCATGAGAAGTATCCGGGCTTTGAACTATGGAAAGCATGTATGGCTAATAAACTCGATGCGTGGAAAGAGATGGAAACGTACTGTAAACATGATGTTTTATCGACGGAAGAGCATTATCATCAAGTCCGAGGATGGATCAGGACTCAGAATATCTCACCGATTGGGAATGGTGGGAAGATGCAGTGCCGCTGCGGAAGTATTCGCCTCATTAAGAAAGGTTATGCACACACTGAGGTTGGGAAGTATCAAGTCTATCGTTGTCTGGACTGTGGTAAATGGCCTCGAAGTCCCATTAATATACTCACAAAAGAACATCGTGTGAACCGTCTTAGAGAGGTACAATAAATGAAACTTCATGGATATCCCCACATCTATTCATTTGGTCATAGATGTGTAGCTGGCCTTTTAGTGGGTCCAGTCTATGTGCAGGAGAAAGTTGATGGTTCACAGTTCTCATTTGGTTTGGATGAAGATGGAACAGTCATCACCAAGTCAAAAGGTGCTATTGTGTACATGGAAACGGCGGATAAGCTGTTCAAAGATGCTGTGACCTATGTCAATTCGTTGAAAGACCAATTGACTCCCGGCTACACATATCGTGGAGAGGTTCTGTGCCGGCCTAAACACAACACGTTGGCTTATGACCGTGTACCGCGTCACAATGTCGTGATTTTTGACGTGAATAACGGAGAAGAGTGCTACCTGCATTATGAAGAGGTTGTGAAAGAAGCAGAACGACTGGATTTAGAAGTTGTACCTCTTCTTTTTACAGGAATGGTAGAATCCGCTGAACAGCTCAAAGCTTTCTTAGAAACGGTGAGCTTCTTAGGTGGCCAGAAAATTGAAGGTGTCGTGGTGAAACCCGTTGGCTATGGACTTTTTGGTATCGACAAAAAGGTCCTATTTGGTAAATATGTCTCAGAGGTCTTCAAAGAAGTGCATGGTGGGAACTGGAAATCCAGCAACCCAACGCATAATGAGATTGTTGAGAAAGTGGCATTGAGCTACAAGACCCCAGCTCGATGGAATAAGAGCATTCAGCATCTTAAAGAAGCCGGACAGCTCGAAGATTCTCCAACTGACATTGGTAAACTCCTTAAAGAGATCAACGTAGATGTGTTAAAGGAATGTGAAGCGGAGATCAAAGAAGAGCTTTTCAAACAAGCATGGCCTAAGATTGCACGTATTATCACAGGTGGTTTCCCAGAGTACTATAAGAAGATGCTGCTTGAGAAGCAATTTGAAAAAGAAACCGTTACTCAATTCTCTCAGGAGATTTTATGAAAGTAATTTTTCTAGACTTTGATGGTGTCCTAAATTCGGAAGCTAGTTTCCGTATGGAGGTTCGTCGAAAGAACAGCAAGGTGAGCGATACGCTTAATCCTGTGTCCTGTTCCAATCTGCAATATATACTTGACCTGGATTCTTCTGTTAAAATTGTAATTTCTTCAACTTGGCGTAAACTGCATACAAACGTGGAATTGGGAAATATCCTAAATAGCTATGGTGTGACAGCTTCTAGGATTATTGGTAAAACCCCTGCTGTTTTTAGTGGAGATCGAGGACATGAAATTAATTTGTGGCTTGAAGATAATCCAGGGATTACGAAATATGTCATCATAGACGATGATGAATCTGCTGCTATCGCAGTTAAACCAGGAATCGGTCATTTCTTTCAAACGACTCCCGAAGATGGGCTTTTGTTTAAACAAGCTAAGGCTATAGCGAAGTTGTTCAGGGAGGCAAAATAATGGAAACCCCTCAATTTGTAGATGCGGTTAAATTGAGCCTTGACAAAGACCTATCGGACATGCTATATAATAGATTGGTATCAGCGCGAGATGCCATGGCTTTGCAGATGCTTCGATTGGCGCGTGGACGGGCATTCGTTATAACGACGGTTGGAACGAGTGTGGAAGGTTGGACTGCTGATGGCATGCAATGGTTCCCTAGTGAACCTGGTACCTTTACGACAGGTGGGAGTTATGTGCCACCGGAGGGTGAATAAAATGAGAAAACTAATCCTACAAAGTGCATGTATCGTTCTCATCAATATGATCTCATTTTACGTATTGAAAGCGTATTATGATAATCGGCAAGTGCACCTTGTAAGTGCCACTTTGCAGAGTGTCGTAAAGGTCATGCCTATTGGTCCACTCTATGCTATGGTGCCTGAGATGACAAGCGAAATTGAGATCACTTTCCATCCCAAACGAGTGGGTTTTGGTCGGATGGGGCATGGCAGTGGTGTTTTTATCTCAAAAGACGGCTTGATTGTGACATGTGCTCATGTGGTCGAAGGAACATCCTTGACTGAGATCTCACTGGATGGGGATACACGCAAATTACCTATTAAAGGGTACAAATTACAGGGAAAACTCTTGGCATACGTGGTAGGACGCGATGAGAAGCGAGATATTGCCCTTTTAAGGGTCATAAACCCTGATCAGGTGTTCAGAGCTGCCACAATAGGGAAAAGTGTCAGGAAGGGCTTATCTGTGCTCACAATAGGCTTCCCTGGACCCTTCAACAAGTATGTTACTGCAGGTATAGTATCTGGATCACTAGGAGGAGATATTTACTCTGACCTGGTGATTGCTCCGGGTAACTCAGGTGGAGGAGTTTTTGATTCGAAGGGTAGGATCATAGGATTGGCACGATTCATGACAGGACCGTTATCAATTCCGACATACCAAGGTTTTAGTGGTTTGACATCATTACAGGCTATCCAAGCACTAATAGAGAAATATAGGGGGTTCTAATGTTCCTTGAATGGTTTAGTCACTATGAACCAATATGGCTTTTCATAATTTTATTTGCAGAGCTTTGTATTGGAGTTCGCAATTGGTTTACACTAGAGAAAGAATATAAATATGATAAATGGTTTAATGAAGAGTATTTGATTCCAAAAAAGCGGTTTAAGCAAAAGAAAGTGTTTCAGTTGCCAGAACAAAACTTGACTGAAGGAGAAGGGAAATGATCGGGACTATCTGTGTTACATTAGCTCTTCTTCTTGATTCTGCTAGTTATTGGAAGCAGATTACCAAGATACTACACACAAAACGTAGCAAGGATGTATCATCGTCATCTTATATCCTTAAAATCGCTAAAGCGATTATTGCTGCTATAGGACTAGCAACATTTGCTAATTATGCGGGATTTGTTATGGAATTGGTCATGTTGAGCGTATATATTGTATCGCTCATTGTTATTTGTAAGTATAAACCGAAAAAATGGAGTCTTTTATAATGATTAACGAATTAGTGAAAGAAGCTCATGAGACAGCCGTAGAAAAAGGCTGGTGGCGGGATGACCGTTCCAATCTTGAGTGTATTGTGCTCATGCACTGTGAATTGAGTGAGGCTGTGGAATCTTTACGAAAAGGAGATGATACACATGCAGTGGAAGAGCTGGCTGATGTTCTCATTCGTGTGTTTGATCTATGCGGTCGTCGCGGTTGGGATCTTGCGAGAGCTGTCACAGATAAAATGGCCTACAATAAGACTCGATCTTATAGACATGGGAATAAACTAGCCTAATGTTAAGAGAATTAGGCTTTGTTCGCAGAGACAAATGGGGAAATGCTCGCTGGACTTATGAGTGTTTCTGCGGAAAAGTATTTGTAGCAAAGCGAACTGAAATTCGTAGTGGTCATACGAAATCTTGTGGTTGCTTAGTTAAGAGTAATTGTAGTCAAGTTGGAAAATTAAATACAAAGCATGGACAAGCAAGAGACGGTTGTATGACAAAAGAATATAAAACGTGGACTTCAATGAATGAACGATGCTATCGTAAAAATTGGCGAGATTATAAGCACTGGGGAGGTCGAGGCATTACGGTTTGTGGTCCTTGGCGGGAATCGTTTGAAAACTTCTTAAAGGATATGGGATCAAAACCTACAGGAATGAGCCTTGATCGAATAGATAATGACGGAAATTATACTCCTCTTAACTGTCGGTGGGCTACTTCGTCTGAGCAAAATAGCAATAAAAGGAGACGGACATGAAAGGTCAAGAGTTGTGGCAATTGATCGTGCTCCGTGGCTTAGAAGGCGTCATTGGTGACAAGTTTCTAAAAACGGTAGTCGAAAGTAACACTGGAATCGAAGAACTTGAAAACTACTTTGAATCCAAGAACATGTCTCAACAGGTCTACGCACAGATGAGGAATTGGGGGCTATAATGGACGGCCTGTACTGCAAACTCGATGAAGCGTATCAAAATGATACGATTATCGACCTGAAAGAAGAGATTTCGACTGTGGAGGATGAAGAATAATGGATAAGCGTGCGAAGGCTGGATACATGTTGACGTTGGATGACGCCATAAAGTTCTGGACCCGTTGCCAAGAAGCAGAGAAAGCACTTGGTCAGCCTTTGAACCGGGAAGAGCGTGAACACCTCCTTGTCTCTATGCAGCTTGGTAAGGAAATGTCGATTGAAGACCTTCGTGAGCTGATGGCTGGCAAGAAAGTCTTGGTCGTGAAAGAGAAGGAGAAATAAATGGGAACCACTATCTATAAACTTGACGAGAATCTTTTATGTACTTGTCGCCATACTTGGGATGAGCACCATCATGGCGTCGTAATGAATATGCAATATAATGACTATCCTTTAAATATTCAAGGTCTTATTGCACAAGAGTGTGAACACAATCAAGTCAATGGAGAGTATTTTTATAACCGAGGTGAAAAGAAGTATTGCATGTGTAATGGTTTCAAACCACGAGCACGCAATGTCCAGAAGCTTGTTGATGAATGGGTAAAACTCCATGGATGATATTTTTCCACAAGATAACGAAGACCAGCCGGTTCTTGAACCAACGCTTCAAGCAGCGGCCAATGCTGCCGGGAATCTCTTTGGTGAGATTTCTATGGTGGCTGTCAATTCGAGCGACATTGCCGCGTGGGGTTACAAACCATTGACTGCACAGATGCAGATTCAATTTACCAACGGTCGGATATATCTCTATGAGGGTATCTCTCCTATCGAGTTTGAACAGTTGATGTTATCACCGTCGAAGGGTAAAGCATTTTGGCAATTAATTCGTCGGAATCCAGTCGGACATCCATTCACACGGATGCAATAGGAGGACACATGGCTACTGAAAACGATATTGAAAAGACTCTCGAAGCGTCGGACGAAGATGTTTTGAGTCTTAGGAAGCAAGGTGTCGAAGCAACGGGTGGCAATACTCGAATGAAAGCCCCTGTGAATGATATGCAGACTGGATTAAATCAGGACTTGCTGAGTATGCTGGCCTTTGGTAAGAAGTCTCATCAATTTCAAGGTATTGACCGATGTATCCGTGTCCTTGAGAAAGGGACTCCGAATCAACGGCATTGCTTATCTATGATGGTAAATAATCTTACGACCAGTACTCGTGGGTGCTCAAGCTGTGACCGGATCAAAGATCCTAATGCTAATCCCAAGGTCATAAATAGCTCGATGATTCGGCTCTCACAAAAGGAATTGGAAGAATGTGGTTTACAAAGTGATCCATTGATCAATGCCAAAGCTCAAGCTGTGCTTGTAGCGAAACCAAAGAGGACACGAAGGACGAAAGAAGAAATGGCTACTGCAGGACCAAGGAGAACGATAGTGAAAACACCTAACAGTGTGAAGATTGAGATGTCGATGGAAGAGTTGAAGAAAAACCCCAACGTTCTCAATGTCATGCTCGAAAAAACTTTAGAGGCTATCTACGAGCTTCCAGTCTCTAACTTTCGTGAAGCTGAGGAAATCCGGGTTGTCAAAGAGCGCGTCGAATCGTTTCTAACCAAAGGAGATAAATAACATGGGAGCCTCATTCTATCAGCAAGCTACGTCAGCGTTTAAAGCTATCTTCGGTCGTATGGATGCAATGGACAATCAGCTCATGTCCCTCAGTCACGTCTTGAAAGAGATTGTAGGCAAGGAACTGATGCGGAATCAAGCCCTGCACAAAGTACTCATGGACAAAGGTATGTTCACAGATGATGAGCTCAAGACGGCGCTTGAAACCATGATCAGCGAAGCCAAGGAAGACTTGAAGAAACAAGCCGAGGCTGTGGAAGCTGAGAAACAGGCGAAAGTCGAAATCTTGGTGCCCAACACTGTGAAAGCAGAGAGCAACCTTGATGCAACTCCGACGCCGGCAGTCGTGCCTGTGACGGATACTATCGTGCCTACCGAGGAGACAAAATAATGTCTTGTCCACTCTGTCCAGAGAAACTGACGTATGACAGCATTCGGCTACTGAATAAAGCCTGTGGCCCCTGCCAACGACAGGTCAAGCAAATGATGGCTGGTTTCCGTGGAGTGATAACGGAATCAAGGCCACTCAAGCATATCTGGGATAACACTGCCGGATATATGGAATGGGTGGGACAGCTCGAACAGACGGACGCGGATACCGTCAATCTCAAAGGGAAGAAGGAAGAATATGTCGAATTACGTTGTGACGTTCGAGACATGCAGCGTATCGTCGGCTTACCAAAGTTTCTACCTCTTGAGCAACAGGTCTATACAGCTTGGGTGAAAGAGGGAGTGAAGGATGAAAAGATTCAAGAGGTTCTTGGATTGACTTATTCACAACTCTTTCATGTGAAGAGCATCATTCAGTCCCGGCTACGAAAGCAGATGGCAGCTTATCAGGAAGTACAACGACTTGAGAAGGAGGCACACCACAATGGATTCTGAATTTAGTTTGAACGTCAACAAGATCAGTAATGACGTGAAGGTGGTCACTGAGCCTATCAGGACAGATGACTTGGATATTTATGACCTTCGTCGGCAGATTGAAGCCCGACAGGTCGTGAAGGACTACATCCGTGCAGAGATTCTGAGATTGCAGCAGCTCTTGGAGTCGATGACACGAGACATCATTGGTTTGGACCTGAAACTTCGTGACCGCAAACCAGCAGGTGAGCCGAAGAACAAACGGTATCTCTATGCCCCGGACTCTGAATACAAACTACTAGATGGAGAAGATAATTCGGTAGCGACTGAGATTGTGGAATGAGACTCCTTGATAAAATAGCTTACTGGCTATACCTTGCGCTGATGGAGATCACAAGATGAACTTTTTCATGCCCGTCGTCAATTGGATAAAGGTTGGAGCAATCTGTGGGACAGACCTGATCAATAAGGTCTATGATCCTTTTGAGTTGCCACCGGCATATGACCCGATCAGTTATCCAGCTACCTTAGAACCCTTGTTCTATGCTGATCTGGAAGCAAGGTTCATGCAGTCGTCTGGGGAGTTCTTTTATCAGATTCCTAGACCCACTGACGCAGGGGATACGGCTCTCTTTCAGGGACTCGTAACGGGAATGAAAATCCTTAAAGGGGCTGATGTCACAAAGCAGGTAGACTTTCTCAAACAGTTGTTTCTGAATGGAACTTTGATACGTGGCTACTACGCAGATCAGATAGGGGACCCAAATGACACCACATCGAATGACTCAGCGACAGGTATGTTATTCTTCTTCTATGTGGCCCTGCGCTGGGGATCAGATGATGTTCGTGGCAAAGCTGGGGCTCTATTACGAACGTGGGTTAACAACTTACGTGCACATGCTTGGGCATTGGTTAACTTACATGGAAATCCCACGAAGTACGGACAATTAGAAGACGGGATCAAGACTGATCCACTCAGGATGACGCTATTGCTTGCTATCTTGAGCGTTGCGATGGCTTATGATCCGAGTTTTAACCAAGACTACGCTGATCTCTATAATCGGTATCGGCCTATCTTGGCATATCCCAAGGTCAAACTCTTGTGGTGGGACACGGACTATGACACGCATCGGGCAGCTATTCATCTGCATGTCCTGTATTGGATGACAAAGGATGAAGTCTACGCTCGTGGACTTAGGCGCATCTGGCGCATCGTTGAGAAAACGCAAAATGCGTGGGTTTATACGCTATGTGCGTCTGCCATGGAGAAGCCAGATGGCTCATTCATACGGCGCGCCTTGTCTACCTTTGATTTCAACCGCCGACAGCTAGGCACCTTGGAGAGTTTGAATCCTGATGTGCCAAGTGTGAAGTGGGGAAGCAATGTCAGATGCAAATATGCCCTTCCCTTCTACAAACGTGGGAGTCAAGAGTTCTTCTGGCAACGGTCAATGTTCAGCAAGGACGAATGGGTGGGCAATACATGGGGAGGGGTCTACCACAGTGGATTAGACTTTCTGATCTGTGGCTGGCTGGCCAATCGGTTAGGGTACTTCCAATGAAATTTGAACACGTATTGATTGGTGGAATCTTAGGATGGTTCGCTGCCATTGCTGTCCTGATGTACTTGGTGATCCGATGAAAGGAATTATTGCTGTCTTGACTTCGGCAGATGGATTAGAAAGAAAAGTCTATCGAAGTGATAAACCGTGGGTTATTGTTACAGTTCTTTTTCGTCCTTGTTGGTTAGAACCTTACGTAACTGAGTCCATGCATACTATAAATGGTAAACGTAGGTATCAAATAGCTGAACAATTAGGACCAAGAACATGGAGATATGTGGAGATGGTACCATGAGAACCATTATTGCAGGGAGTCGTCATGCAGACATCACCATGTCCAGACTGATGGAGATTATTCAGATGGCAGGATTTCCTATTACTGAGGTAGTGAGTGGTGGGTCGGGCAACGTGGACCTGCTTGGAGAGAAGTGGGCATTGGCGCACAAGCTTCCTGTCTCGCGCTTCACTGCCGCATGGCAAGCTTATGGCTTGAGTGCCGGCCCTAAGAGGAACAAACAGATGGCCGAGTATGCTGATGCGCTTATCGCTATCTGGGATGGAGAGAGTCGTGGGACGTTGAACATGATCAAGACTGCCACCAAATATGAGCTATCCGTCTTCGTGACGGAAGCATAAGGAGACTGTCAATGGTTACAGTGATTGCTGTACTCGCAGGAGCATCCTATTCAGCCGCATACATCGCGCCTAAGCCTTGGTGCTTCGTTGCATTGGCCGTGTCTACCATTCTTGTTGCCTACATGAGGAGTCTGTAATGGCTACTGAGGAAATGCAACCGAACATGCCTGTCTGTTCCATGTGTCGTGCTGCCCTCCACAAGAAGTGTGAGAAGGGATCATGTACTTGTGACTGCGAGAGGGGGTATTAGCCGTTATGAATCAACAGTGTTGCATCCTCGCCCGCATCAAGGGCCGCTTTCAGTTTCTTGAAGAAAGCAGCGAACGCATCTTTGGACCCGGAGATGAAATCATCATTCTCAAGTTTCCCTCCAAGAAGAATGCACCCCTCCGTATCCGCGTCAGTGTTACCAGAATGGATACGTATGCCAGTAAACATCGGTACGTCAAGTACGTGGGGCATGTCACGCTTAAACCGAGTTGAGGCGTCGATTATAACATTGTACGTACCAGCAGGAATCGCCGTCTGTCCATCCACCTTTACTCCATCAGGCCTCACCACATCCTCTAAGGTATAGCATTCCACAATCCCATCAATAAACAGCCTACCTAGGGTAGCCTTCTCCGTCTGTTTGAACCTATTGACGCGCAATATCATACTCTCTCCTTTCGTTTCATTATTATTTCATATTGCAATCTGCGATTCGACTTATCTACACCAATGTTACTGAATCACTCACCTTTGTGGATGTAAATAGAAAAGGCCGTGAGCACGAAGCCCACGGCCCGGACATTCAAGGGGAGGAGGCCCTGAACGTCCTAATTGCCTGACGCGCATCAGGCTTTAAAGTGTTGGCCAATATTTCTGAGGTGTATCCGGCCAAGGATATTTATTCATCTCTTCTTCTGGTGACAAAACCTTTCCTTTATAATCCTCTAAATCATAATTATATCCACATTTCGCACAGAATGTGATAAGCCAATTCTTTTTGGTTTTATGATCAGTTCCAATTCTCTCTGAGGCTTTAGTTGACATTTTGCATTGAGGACATATTTTCATTTTTCAACTCCCCCAGTAGATTGTGATCCAACCACTGCAAATCAAACAAATATACATTTTTCCTAGAGGTTCATTCCAAACTAGACGGATGGGTGATACACGATGGCATAAGCAATTATTAACAACCATTGCATTGTCCACCTCCCTACAAACAAGTTAGTGAAGTAGTGCCTCAACTAAAGCGCCAATACAAGCAATACCAACAGCGCTATAAAGACCTATCATACCTCTTTTAATCCATCGCATATCTGTTTTAATTTCAATAACAGAGTCATGAAGACTAGCTACAGCTTTGATTACTGCATCAACAGTTTTACTCGGCATTTTAATACCCCATATCTTATTTATTAATTGCATCGGGCCGCATATAAGGAGCCCGTATCTTTAATGGTGTTCCGCTTTGTTCTAAAGCTAAATTCCCCCACAATTCTCTTAAATCCTGAGCAAAAGGGGCAAGACGATTTTGAGACTCTGGAACTTGTTCTGGAATAAGACCTTTAGTACGTAATATACTTTCTGGTATAGATCCAGGCGCTTCATCACCAAATAAAGCTTTTAATTCGTTTGCTGGACCTTTTACACCGTAAATCGGTATTTGCTCTCCATTTACGCCTTTTTGAATACCTTTTATGAATACTGTTATTCCCGATTGTGGCGCTTCTAATCCTGATTGTACAGCTTTGGCGCCAGCAAGAGCTTCAGGAGTGCCACCCAAGGCCATTTCCCCTGCGTTTCCGAGGCCTTTTAATGTCGCATAGGCTCCTTTAGCCAAAACCGGGGTAGAGGCCGCTAATTGGGCCATGCCGGCCCCTCCACCAGCAGCCATAAGAGCCTTTAGAAAGCGTATTTCAGCAGGTTCCCCAGCATTATAGTCAGAATTGAGATAATCAATATCCCCTTGAAACCCATTACCCGGAAATTCATCTTGTGCAGTCATTTTATTGAATCAATCCTTGGTATACAGCATTTCCAGCTGCAGGAAGGCTCTTAATGCCTCCAGAAACCGCTGTTCCAGCCGCCCGCCCAGCTCCCGGCACCATTCCGGCCAAGAAACCAGCCAGTCTAGCTCTTGCACCCTGTCCCAATGCCGCTTTCGCTGCCGCTTGCTTGGCAATGTCCATGTAATTAGGTACTCCCGGTACCTCAGCAAATTGTCCAAGCATCTTTTTAGTGGCTAAAGCTGAATCTGGATTCAATAATCCCTTTAATTTAGCGACAGAAACGTTCTCTGGGCTGAATTTACCAGCCAAACCTGCCTCTTTACTCATGCCCATGGCCTTTGAGAGGTCATTTTTGAGGTTCACAGCATTGGAGAAGTTCTCCGTGGCGGTAGCATAACCAGGATTAGATGCTTTCAATGCATCATTAACCGTACTTTGCACATGCGTCAGGGCTTCGTTAAGCTCACTACCTAGAGGATCGTTCCAGTTAATCTTTCCTTGGACCTGTTTAATCCATTTTGCCGCTTCTGGTTGAGTCTTTGGTCCTTGACTTTTTACTTTTTCAAGCATACTTTCTAAAACGTCAATTGGACTATGCATTCCATGAGGAGGAATAGCTGATGATTTAAGAGCTTTAATTTCTGCTTCAATAGCATCAGTTATTGTACTAACAGGAATGGTTTTAGTTGCATCCAAGGTCGCAGTGGCTGCTTTCTCTAGGTTGCTTAAATGCTCTGTCATCTTGTTCATTGAGCCAGCCACATCTTCTGCCACTTGAGGAAAGGATTTAGCAGCCGCAACTGCTTGTGGATTGGTCATCACAGTTTCAAGTTCAGGTGTACCAACACCACTCACAGTAGACAAAACATTTCCTACAGCTTTGGCCGCACCAGGTAGCGCTTCTTCACTGGCAGGAGCCAAGAGAGAACCAATCTTATTAATTCCATATCCTAATCCTTTAATGATTGGTTTTGCAGCTGCTTCACCAGTAGCTTGAAGAGCAATTTGATTGGGCGTTAAAAAGGACCCTATGAACTTACCAGCTTTGCCAGCAGTCGTTTCAGGAGCAAGGCCTGCCATAACATTCTGAACATCCTGTCCGGCTTGCTGAACAGCAGGAAGGAAGGGCTCCGTCTTCATGTTCACACCAGGAATGAGGTTAGCTGCATGAGGTAGAAGATTGGCATCAATATCCGCAATCCCAGCACCACCAGCTTCCACCATTGTTCCTAGTTTGTCACTAGCTTTTAGTGGAGCTTCTAACATTTCTCTAGTAGGAAGTAGGCGTTTGGTAGCTTCACCAACAGTTCCCATCACACTTTGAGGCGCATGAGCAGAAAACTTTTGTTTGAATTCCTCAAGCATCTGAGGATCATTAGTCAAAAGGTCTACTTCTTCTTCAGAGAGATTATTAATTGCTTCATCTAGAGTCATGGTTATTTACCTTGTGATTTAAGCATTCCAGTTAACTTTTCACGAAGAGCTGCTTTCTTGGCATCAAGGTCAGCCCCGCCTGTAGCTTTAGGTGTCATAGCCGGACCAAGCTGGCCTTGTTTATCCTCACTCATTGCACCCATCGTAGTCTTGGCATTTTCTGAGAGTCCAGCTTCCACAGCTGTCATTTTATCAGCAACAAGTTTTTGCCATTGTTCAGGATTACTGTCAATGATAGTACGATAGCCTTCTGCATTTGAAGCCAATCCCGCTTTTAACATTCCATTGGTACTATCACGTAAGCGCATTAGAAGTCCAAGCAAGTACTGTCTCTGATCTCCAAGGTCATGATGCAAATAGCCCTGCACCCCGGTATATTTGGCAATGAGTTGATTGATACGTTGTAGTGCGTTTGTAAAGTCTTCTGATTCCATACCAGAAATCGGAGGAACGCCGCCTTGGAAGATACCTGAAATATCTTTTTGGATGAAGGATAACATCTGTGCAGTCAAAGGCTGACCTTCTCCAAGTTCGTTCAACGCCCGGACAGCACGTTGAGCAGCTTGTGTAAGAGCATTTCCACGAGACGACCTGATGAACTTATTCAGTTCCTTGTTCAAGTCAATCCATTGTTTTTGAGCAAGTTGCTGATCTTTAAGAGCCAACTTACCTTCCTGATCCACAGGTTCTTTTCCACCGTGTGCATAGATAGCATTGCCATCATTATCTTTCTCACCTGTGTCATAATAGGACTGTCCAGCAACTAACTGATCCCCTTCTTTGGTCACCATGGATCCATTCTTGGCGTCGGCTTCTGAAGCAATGAAAGGTGTGCCAGGTTTAATAGCCATTTCTTTCTTGCGGATAATCGTATCCACAGCTGCTTTGCTTACAGTCTTTTGATCACCAATAGCAGTCACAAACGCATTAATCTGAGCTTCATCAACATCAGCAGCTTTTAAATAAGCCACAGCTTCGGGAATCGTAAAGACATCCTTTAAGTTAGGATTCACTCCAAGATCAGCAGCTTCCTGGCCTTGTTTAGTGGATAGTTTCTGTTGTTTAGTAAGTTCAATAGCTTGTTGAATCATTTGTTCTTGTCGTTTTTGATTCATGGCATTTTCAGCCATCTTAGTAGCAAAATCTACATAAGTCATTGCTGGATTATTTTTATCTAATCCACCAGCTTCAAAAGACTGTTCTTGTGTCGTATTTATATTGTAATTATCAGCCATGGTCTTCTCCTCTTTATAGTGGTGAATTTGCTAAAGCATTACGCATGTAATCAGCAGACCCAACATCAGCACCTGCAGGTAAACCTGTCCCACCTGTAATTCCGCTTGTCAGTCCCGATTGAATGGCACCTACCCCAGTACCTACAATATCATTTGTGAGAGCATTTTGCTGTGCATTACGCGTCACGGCATTCTGATATGCATTATTAGCTTGAATGCCTTGTACAGATAATGTCTGATTTGTTTCATTGACACTCTGATTAATAAGTTGGGATAGCTGACCTTGAAGGTCACTACGGCCATATTGAAGAATATTGGCTGCTTCTGCTGTACTCATACCAAATAGCTGTTGAGCTGTTGCATCATCTAATGAAGCAATCTTATTTAAAGCTTGTTGCACATTCTGTTGCTGCATATTAAGCTGTTGAGCTTGTGTATTAGCCGCTTGTTGAGAATATTGTGCCGCTGGTGCAAGAATAGCTGATGTTAAGGCCCGACCTGCACCACCAGTAGATAGTCCACCAGTTGCAGCTAGATTCGCTTTCAAACTATTAAGAGTTCCAGGGAGGGTGGAATAGTCCTGTTGTTTAAGAGCAGCAAGTGTAGCTTGAACTGCGGCAGAATTAGGATCATAATTGGCTTTGGTCTGTGTAAGTAAATCTTGACCAATCTGTTTAGTAGTATCTTGAAGCGTAGTTCCTGCTTTGCCTAAAGAAGCTTGATACTGAGCATACAGTGGTTGTAATTCTGCAGGTAGCTCATTGATCATTCTACGTTGATCAGTTCCCGCCTTAGCAATAGAGTCAAATAATGCAGCTACATCTATTGTAGGTAAACTTCTGCCACTATTAATTAAACCACTAATGACGCTTCCAAGTCCCATAGTAATTCTCCCTTACACTACTGCTGTGAAATTTGTGCTCTTAAACCACCCACGACCTGTCTTTACAACCATATATACATTTGTCCCATCATCCACCACAGAGATGGTTTGAATTGCACCATCAGCTGCTTTTGGATTGCTTTTCAGAATTAAGTGATCATGAGCTGCTTGAAATAAATCATCAAATGTTAACTGGATAGTTGAAGAATAGTCCGTAAGTAAATCTTTATCACTATCCCCTGGAGGGTTAATATTACGTTTCTGTGTTTTAGCCATTGCTCAGGTACCGACCCTTTCGTGAGTAGAATGAAGGCACATAATTGATAATGGAGCAAGGAAATACATCACTAGACACAAGTCGATACATTAGTGTACGGCCAGAGTTCAAGGTAGCGCCATCAGGCACAAAAAGGACAATGAATTCAGTTCCACCTGTATTTGTAATAAAACTTGTTTGTCCATTCTCATTAAGCATCTCAATCCATGTAGTTCCACGGTCAGGGGAATAGTAAGCATGAAGAGTAGTGCCAGTATGAAGTCCCGTCACTTTAAAAGCTCTAGGAACTTTCAAGAATAAATCATTCTCAGCATTCCAAGCTTTTGTGCGAACATCCATTGTGATGGCAGTACCGTTATCCGTATCTGCAATAAATCCATTGAAGATTAAACCAGAGGTACCATCTGTAAAATAGAGCGTATTGAAGTAAGACAAGAAGCAACCAACACTTGTATCTTTCTGAATTCGCCATTTCCCAAACTGATCAAGCTGAATAATCGTATTATTGGCGGTCGAACCAAGAGTAGCCACAGATAGATAATAGGTTTTATTATAAAATAAGCTAGCACAACGAACAGATACTGCTCCTGAACTTGTATACCAATTAACAGTAACTGAAGTTATGACCGGTGAATTATTCGCCGTGGAGGTTAGAATTATTTTCCATTGCACAAACCGTAATGCAGACAAATTTGGGAAAGCACCATTAGCAACAGATACAAAAGAGGCTGCTGGAATTGCCCCTGATGTTGCAGCTGTACGAATATAGAATGTAACTGTTCCTGCTGTAAGACTAATTTGTTCCCATTGAGCTACACCAAAACCGGCTGGGGTTATTCCGGTATCAATAATACTACTTGTAATGGATGAAGACAGGGACCAATTAAGAGTAATACTGATAATAGAAGGACTTACATCATTTCCAATACTAGATGTAAGTACTAGTCGTACTTTAGCCCACCGTTCTACTAAAGCACTTCCAATAGGACCATATGAGGAATAGGTAATATTATTTGACGAAGTAGCAATTGTAAGAGTCGAAGATGTTCCAAAAGGAACATTGCCGGTATAACTTAGTGTTCCCCATCCTGTGTTATCTGTAGTTGTATCAATAGGTTGGGATATCCATTCTGCAGTCTCGCTAAATGTAAGAAAAGGTACTCCTATTACAGGAACACGAATATTATTAGTTGTACTTAAAGAAACAACTAATCTCCAATAACGATATCCAGATAAGGTAACACTTCCCAATCCTATAGGAAGTGGGAAACTTTGAGTAGCACTAAATGACATATCTGCATTTTGAGATGCATATACAATAATACTTCCAGCAGTATCTGCAGGAATACTACTAACAACAGCTACATACTGACCAACAGCAGAACTATTTCCATTATCAAATATAGGAGCAGTCCAAGTACCGTTAGATGCGATTGGATCTGATACTACTGCGTATGATGCAGCAATTTGATAAAAGAAACTTGAACTTGAGTCAGATAACCGATCCCAGGTTCCGGTAAACGCATTTCCACGCCTTGCATATGCACTTGATCCAGAACTCCATCCAGAGGAAAATCTTACTTTTCCTATATTTCCGTTAATGTCAATACCCCCAACAGCTAACCAATACCGTGTTCCACCTGTCAAAGCGATAGATAATCCCGATAAATTTAGTACAAATGAAATATCTAGGTTAGGGTTAGAAACAGTAACAACAAATCCTTGTGTATATATTGGAGAACCAGGAGCCCCAAGCGAATCAGCATATAAAGTAAATCGCCAAGATGTTTGTGTTCCAGTATGGAAAAATGGGATAGTAACATCAGTAAGGGTACAACTTCTGTCAGGAAAAAAGGGCTGGGCCATTTCATTTACTGATGTTGCAATATTAGTATTTGCTCGTCCTGTCGTTACTCCCTCTTCGGCATGTGTTTCTCCCATAAAATCAATCGTGGAAGGTAAAGTTAAATTAACTCCTGAAATTATAGCACTTCCTGAAAGTACTCCTGAAGCTAAAGACCTTTCTTGTTTCGTGGGAATCTCAGCAAAAGTTCCGTCAGAAGTACGTATGTTTGTCAGACTCGACCCACCTAACCAATCTGCAGTTGTACTATATACCTTTGTAGGATTCAAAGTTGTTACTGATCCTGGTTGAGAAGTGATGTCAATCCCCGATGTAGAAGTATCTCCCGAAAAATCAGCAAAGCTAGTCTGCGTATTTTTATTAGTCGAATAGTTAACTTGTGCAATATTAAGATTCACCAAATCCTGAATATAATCTGATCCATATTCCACAGTATTGCCATTGGAATAATAAAGTCCTTTGTCACTTAACCACCAGAGAGTAGGCACAGAAACAATAGACCGTACTTGGATAGAGCGATTATCAACACAGCCAATGAGATTGCTGATATTATGATAATAGAATGTATCTGGGGTATTCCCTTCAATACTACCAAAGGAGTGAAGTCCAAAGACGTAGAGTTTACCATTGTACACATAGAGAGCCGTAATCACATCATCACTCTGACAAATAATAAAATTACTAGGATCAAAGATATCAGGTGTTCCTGTATTGCTATAACGGATGAGATTGGTTTCACCTGAAGGTGCAATAAATATACTGTCTAACCACAGAGCAATCTTACTAAATGTGGGAGGAACATCATTGAATGTAGGAATTGGTGTTGGAGTTGACCCAATTAAAAGGGTATCAGTATACGTAGTAGCTGTATTATTAGAAATTGTATCCAAGAGTAGATAGACACCATCATTGTTATCACGATAAATATTTCTAGCTGTAACTCCATATCCACCTATAGGAATTGCTGATAGATGTCCAGTATTGTTACCAGCGCCAGCCGTTTGAATAGATGATGCAGTAGACCCATTACTTTCTTCTGATTCATAATAAACGAACGTAATTTTGTAACGATGGCTACCATCAGGAACGGAGCCACCTGCAGTATACGCACCTGAAGTAGGGGCTGAAGAAGGGGCTTGGGCACCCATATCTTTAGTCTTTCCCGTTGTGAATGTATAAGTAACACCACCATAAGATGTGGCAATATCATATGTTTGAGGGGCATTAACACCATTACACCCATAAGTACGATTCTGATATGTAGCCCATTCAAAATTACCTATTGTTGAATAGCCAGATGTAATGACATCAAACAGTCCAGTGCCAGTCGAAGCTGAAAGTACTCCACCCCCTATACGTAGGAAGTGACGAGCACCACTCTCGAATACAGCTTCATATGTATCTTTAGCCGCTTCGGAAAATGAGGTACGATTCCACTGCACTCCACCCTGTCGTTTCTGAATCATGCCTGTTTGATCTGTAATAAAATTTTTGGAGTTCGCAGTGAACATGCTATCCAAGACCTTGCTGGAATCAGGTTGATACTTGCTGACATAAGAACCCCACTCACCTTGAGGCCCTGGCAGCGAAACAGATTGCTTATTCACGGCATCTCCTCTAACTGGTTATAATTTCTCCACCCAGGATTTATCAGTGTTGGTTTTGTAGTATTCCAGGGTGTACGGTTATTTGACTGACCATATAAAGAGCGTCCAAATAAGACTCTTCCGTATAGTGTAGAAACAGGAATAGGAGTAGTATTGACAATCCAATTATTTGGTTTTGATAATCGAAGACTCAACCAATCCTGTAGCAAAAGAATATCAGTTAATGCTTTGGTAATCGTAACAGTAATATTACTATCAAATACAGTTAAAGAATCATAAACTATTCTTGTAACAAATTTTTGATCTAAGTCTGTCATCGTTACAGAGTCTGATAGGATCTTCACAAAAGTAGAAACAAATGATTCTGAAAGTGCAATCCCGTCTATTACTGGTTTAGTTCCGGTTGTAGTAATAGCAGAATCAGATGGTGTAATTGTTTCACTCAGTAATTGAGCAAGTGTAGCAGTAAATGCATCTGTAACCGTAGTAGTATCAGTTAAGGGCTTATTGATATTATTTAAAGCTACTTCTGTAGCAGTTATAACTTCCTCAAGAAGTTTATTTACCGTGTCATTAAACGCATCAGCAGAACTGACACTATCAGATATAGTAAGAACTGTAGTGACAGGATCAGCATTTTCGCTATAGGTTTCCTGTCCATAGAGACGGTTCCCATAAAGAACCGGCGTTAACTGTGACATTTTAGAATTTAACTTTTTAATGACTGAACAGTAATATTATATTGTTCTTCGGTCATAAGTGTATAACTTAGTTTTTGAGCTGTTAGCATAGCATTCACAGTAGAAATATCCATACCTACATAAGAACGATAAGCTCCATCACTTGTCTGTATATAGAATGTAATCGGCTCTTTTCGTATAATCATAAAGTCCTCTTATACAGTTATTTTTACTGCAGATAATCGACCGAACCAAACCCAAGTACCAGTTGTAAAATTAAGGCTCGTCTTAGCATATATGGTAGTAGGAACACTAACTGTCTTTCTCCAATTAGCGATTGTTCTTCCATCGTTTGTTACAGCTGAATTAGCAATAGCTGGCATTAAATTTAGATAGTTGCTACCACTGACTAAACCAGAAGTTGAATTTCCGCTGGTGGTAGAAATACCAGTACTCCATACTGTCATTGTTCCAGCCACATTTGCAGACAGTACAGCAACAAACGTAATATCCCAACTTCCAGGTGTAATAACAATACTTCCAGAATCTGAAAATACACCTGAAGACCCACTAGCTACGTTTCCAAATACAGATTCAATGTAAGAACCTACAATGTCTGAAGTTGGACGTACAACAGTAAATGCAGTTCCTAAAAATACGACGACGCTAGTCGGATCATAAACAGGACGCGAATTCTTCATGTCAATCACAGTCACACCACTACCAGCCGAACCCGCATCGACGGCATAGCGTGTGGTCGCGCTCGTCGTTAAGAAATTCTGGATAATAAAGGTTTGAGTTGCCGCTGCACCCCCGCCTATGACAAGTTCCGAATACAAAGCATTGACGATGTCTGCAGTGGTGACAGTAGCAGGAGCAGTTGTCGTCATAACAAGAGAAGTTGTACCACCACCACTAGAGATCGTGGGATACCAATCTGTTCCATTAGTACCAGCTCCGGCAATTGTAACAACTTGACCATCCACAAAGTTTGATGCAGCTGCAATAGTGACATTTGCACTTCCAGAACTGGTCGTAGCAGTGGACTGAGCAAATGTTGGACTTCCAACCCCTACTAGTTCAGTACTTAAACCAATAATTTGCGTACCTGTCATCGCACCCTTAAGTATAGCTCCATCTTTCTGAATACCAACAAGTCTTAAATCAATGAACGTATTGTGATTTCCTGTTCCAGGTGAAGGGGGGTAGATAAATAATCCATTCTCTGACTGTCCATGAATATAAACAGAGTAAAAATGATTCTTATCAAATAATGCTGCTGTACCCAAAGTAGAATGATCAGTTTGGAGTCCTGTAGCATCCATCTTTATCCCGTAGGTTCCACCAATCAATTCCACATCTTCAAAATACCATTCCTGGTTAAAACCACGAAGTAGGATACACTCAGCGGAAGGAGTATAAATTAAAACATCACGTATCGTTACTCCTACACCTCCATTTTCTGCATAAATACCTCTCGTTCCACCACGTAACAAAAGTCCTCGGATAGCTGATCTCTGCTGTTCCTGACCTGTGCTGTCTCTATTAGCCATATAGATAACAGGAGCACTTCCAGTTTGACGAATAGATGACCCAGTAGTAAATCCTGATGTATAACATCCTTGAAGAACAACACCTTCAGTCATATTCAATTGAGATGAAATTTTATACGATCCTGCAGGAAAAAATACCATTCCTTCACCAGCAGCATTAATTGCGGCTTGAATAGCTGCAGTATCATCTGTAGTATCATCTCCAACAGCACCATAGTCTTTCACAGAAACTACTAGAGCTGAAGTAGTAGATGCCCAAGATAAAATACCATTACCTGCTACATCTTTTAATGATTGGCCGGCAGAAGCGACAGCAGGAGGGAGAGTAATAGTATAACTTGAAGTAACAGATGCAGGTGCCTTCACAGTGATGGCATCTGTACCGTTTCCAGTAGTCTCTTTGAGGATAAGAGATTTATTATTGTCCATCGTGATGTCACCAGTCATGGTGCCACCCGACTTAGGAAGAGCATTATTTGCAGTTGTTACGGCACCAGCAAAGGAAGTATGATCAGCTGATGTTAAATACCCAGGGAGAGAATCTGTTGATGCTTGCTGAGAAATGGATGTACCAGAACCAATTACAGCTCCTGTGCCGCCAGTTACAGTAATCCCGTCAGTTCCAACAGTAGACGTTAAATTTCCTTTGGCAAATCCAGCACCTAAAGAAGTTTCTAAAGCAATAACTTCATCTTTTAATAGATTGTGATGAGCCGCTACAATCGTAAGTCCAACAGTAACACCAGTTAAATGAGAAGCAGCAGTTGTTCCATCAGCTCCTCTCGTACATCCTGTAATAGTAGATCCCAAAATTCCAGTATAAGCCACAATTTCAGAATTATCAATAGTAACAAAACCAGTTGTCGGGAATCCAGTGGTAGAAGTTAATGTTAGAGTAGTATCACTATCTGTACATCCAACAGCGAGTGTAGTCTGTAGTCCATTGACTGCCACATAAAGATTGGCGTTAGTGGAAATGCTAGTAGGAAAGTTTGCCATATTAGAATCCTCTTAAAAGATCAATTACGCGAAAGTTACGTTCCACACGACAGTAAGAGTATCACCAGCTTGTTTATTGTACACAGGAAATACTTGACGTGCAAACATCGTGCCGCTTGTCGAAGCAGAAAAAAGTCCAGCTTCAGTTATAGCACCTGTTCCATTACCAGGAGCAAAGGTAGCAGTATTCGTCCATACATTTGACGCACTAGAAAGTGTTCCATCACTGCGAGAATAACCACCACCTGAAAATTCAGATCCAAGAGTGGTATCACCGCTCACTGGACCAGCAGTATCAGTACCAAGTCCGATAAAGGTCATAAATTCAGTTGACTGAGTAGCAGCCGCTAACCATGCCGCAAGATAACTCTTACCTACAGTCACAACGAGGTTATGATCTGAATGCTGTTGCTTAACCTTACCGTCAGAACCAATAAGTGTGATACTAACATTTCCATTTAATTTGATTTGTTCATTTAGTTTTTCCATGATAGCTCCTATAATTATTAGCTCAAGTCAAGAGGGTTCATTGAACCGTTTGCACTATTGCCCATTCCTGAATTGGTAAAGGGTTGATACGACTCGATGTCAATTTTACGCTTCAAATCTAAAATACGTTGGTTACGCCATTTAATACCTTGTCCAATCTCTTCTTTAAAGATATCTTTTTGTTCTTGTGCCAAATCTTTTTCCTGGTCTTGGGACCACATTTTCCACAGGACATACGCACGAACACCAGGCGTTAATGAATCATCAATAGAAAGTAATTCCGTTAAAGCAGTTAAAGGAATTTCTCTAGATTGATAATACATAAAAATATCATTTGTTCCTGATACCATTGGTTTTGGATAGATGTAGAGCACAGTACCAACAATAAAATATTTTAAAGGCTTGCCTAACATGCGACTGTCATTAGATAGAAAATTAGGACTTTCTTGAGCCATTTTTTCAAGTGTGGTGGGTCGTAGTCTACGCCATATCTCTTGACTTGCCGTTTCATCTTTCCAGAATATGCATTCACTTCCTAACCAATCAGCCGGCATAGGATATGTTCCAATTGCTTGCACAGTAGAGGTCCAAGCAAAGTTCTGAAGACACCTGGTTTTGCGAACATACTCTTTCTGTGCAAGATTGATTAAAGCCAGCATTCTAGGACTAGAAAAGAATGTAGGAGAGGGTTCTAGAACTTCGGCCCTAACGTCATTTACTAAATCATTTCCTGAGGTAGCCAAATTATCTTCTCCTATTCAAAATTTAGGGGTTTTTAAAGAGGTTGTCTACCCCAGCCTCTATTTAATCTACTTTATGATACCGCTGAGTCGTTAACTGCTCTCCAAGCTGATCCATTATACCAATTCAAAAGACTAGTATCGGAATTAGCAATGACCATTCCCTGTGAAGGGGCTGAGATAGCATCACGCTGTGTATTAGTAAGAACAGGAAGTCCAACTGCTCCTGTCGTAACACCATAGTTCAATAGTAAAGAACCAGTATTAACTTTAACCACAACATCTGAACTGTTGTTGGTCAAAGGATCAGCATGAATCGTCGTATCAACGCGGTCAATGACAAGATACTTCGGAGCATTTACTTCATTCGCACCTCTAGCCATTAATTTAATGTCAGTAACAGCGCTAACACGAACACCGCCATCGGACGTATCGTTTGCACCGGCAGTTAATCGAAGTTGATGGGGACTTTGAACATCCACATCCATTTCGTTATTTCCACCCATAATGAAACGAGTATCTAATGTTCCAGTATCACTATAGCTAGGATCAGTAAAAATACCTGAATAAGATGAAACAACAGCAACTCCTTCTGTTGGAGATTGAAGTCCACGAACAACAAGAGAAGAACCATTATCTCTTCGCGCAATAACTTTACCGTTAACTAACAACCCACGAGAAGCTGTGGTGTTAGTAATGGTGAGGCCATCTGTATCCGCTGTGGTATTAACAATAGTTGCTTGTCCAGTAATAGCTGGACTTGCAGCAGTTGCAGCACCAATATCAGTCGTTGTCACAGTCACATTACTAGAAAGAGCATGTCCATTAACAGTGCGAGTATTAGGAACAGCTGCAGTAAGCGCTGTATGAGCAGCGGCAGACATATAGCCATCCACAGCATCAGTAGCCACTGGCATGGCAAACGTTCTATTCGCACTAATATCTCCACCACCAGTAAGAGGGGCAGTTGTGGAAATCGTAATGACAGTTCCAGGCACAACATCTGGGACATACGTAACGAATTTATTGGCTGCATGTGCTGCAGCAACAGTGCTATTATAACCTCTAACTAAGCCAAAAAACTGATTATCAGAGTTTCCTGTATAACTAATTTGTTCACTCTCAATCGTAAGAACACCAGGTCCAGACGCATTAAGAATAGTTCCTGTAACCGTAGCGGTAGTTTCTGAAATACTTAACAACTCTGCAAGTGGCAATGATGCCATGGTAATAGCTCCTTAATTATTTTATTTGTATACGATATAGAATCTATCGTCATAAACATCTACGGCAATGACTGTTACTTCTGCATGGCTATCTAGCCAGCTTTGTACTTCAACTGGATCTAGCTTATTTGTTACATTTATCGTAACAATATTCATTAAATTCCAACCTCGGTAACAAGCGCATCAGTAGTTCCTGATACTTTTGTAGCTGTCACAATACCAGTGTACCCAGAAATTTCTAATACAGTATTAGCAGTTAATCTGTATGAATAACTAGATGAAGATGCACCACTTCCCAATTTCACAAAAAGAGTACCAGTTTCATTATGCACAATAACTTTAGTTTTAGCCACGTTGGATACCGACAGGGTTGCGACAACCGGACTAACAGTTACCGATGTAACCGTTGCAATGGCTGAAGCCGCTCCAATAGACACTGTTCCACTGATAGGAACAGGAGTAGCTCGAAGTTGCGTGTCTGTAAGTGGCCCTGTAACAGCAACTGAACCAGACACAGAAGAAACGGCCACAGTACCAGAAACAGGAACAGCAGAGGCTCTTAACTGAGTGTCTGTCAAACCTGGATTTGCAACAGTGATGGTTCCAGAAACAGGCTGAGTAGCCGGAAAGTTGCTCACAGAAGCAGTAACAGTCCCGCTCACAGGTTGAATGGTGGCAGAACCGTCAACCAATTGGATATCAGAAGGCTTAGTCAAAGCTGCAACTGAAGCCTCTGTAGCTGCTCCTGATGGTAATGGCAAACTAGCAGCAGAAACTGGTTGTGTGACAGCTGAACCATCAACTAATACTGTATTATCAACAATAACTTCTGGACTAAAGATGGACATTTAAATCTCCTTTACAGCCAACCTATCGTTCTGTCATCCCAGCTAACGTTGGTACGAAATTGTTCTCTTACTTTTCTGCCTCGATTATCAAAAGTAACACGAATAATACTCCAAGCAGTATCTGATGTTGCACTCCCGTGCACAGCAGAGCCTACATATGAAAAAGAACTTGATGCTACCGTAGGCGTGTCAAAACGCACTTCTTCATTGTCTTTCAAATCTCCGTTACGCAATCTTCCAAAATCTTCCATTTAAGAAAACTCCTTCCATTCTAGCGCACCATGATAAGCTACGTTAGAGCTGATATTAGATACGTACAAAGTTAAGGTGTCTGATGTTCCACTAATGTTACTTACAATTTTTAAAAGAGACGCTAAGTCAATTCCAATAGCCTGACGAACACTACTAGAAATATATCCCGCAGATAAAAGCGTACCTCCCGTCATAGCTGTCGCAGCCGTGTCAAATTCTACTACTGACGCGGTAGCTACTGATGAAAAACTTGCACCTGTTAATGATCCGTTCAAGACAATTTGAAATCTGTAATTGTTAGCCGCATCAGTTAATATGCTAAAAAATTCAGGAATTACTGATGCACGAATAGCTGTTGACTTCAATCTAATAGATAGTAGCGGTCTTGAATTGGTAGAAGTTACAGTTATCGCTGTAGTGCCTGTGTCTATCGCACGTTTTATTCCTGTAGGTTTATAACCAGCTTCTGATTGAACAGCGCAGCATATCTGTTCCAGTGTAACAGCATTAGCAAGGGTCCCTGTATTCACTATCTCATACCTAGCAGGTAAACTTCCTCTTTTCATGTACACTTGTGTACTGATATTCGCATGGTGTACTTGATGAAAGTAAAAAATCTGACCATTCCAAAAGATTCCAAATCTTACTGTTCCAACTCCAAACCATTGATACTCAATAAATATAAGCTGCACTTTTGTGACATCAAGAGTCATCCCACTAGGTCCCGTTCCATCTAGTTTATCAATATTAAAACTAGACTGTGAAATAACATTATTAACTGGGCTTCCACTTGAGCTAGACCGGATTACAGTACTAAATGAACTACCACTTAATTGAATGAATACTCCGTCATTATCATCAAAAGCTCCTATACGTTGCACACAATTTGTAGTGGCAGTTCCAAATAGAAACGTAAACGCAAACTGTTGTGCCCTATCTGGTTCATACGCAAAGTACTCTTTTGTCTGACGAACGACTCTATCGCCACTTGCTGTAGTAACAGCTAGAGCAATGGAAGATGTGTTGGCTACAAATGTTGATGTACCACCACTGACTAATAATTCATCCCAAAGTAAAGGAGCCTTGTCTATTAAGAACTGAGCCGAAAATAGACTTTCTGGAATTGATACTCGATTTCTTCCAAATAAGTCTAAAGAACTAGAGGGGGGTGTGTAAGTAAACGTTCCACTAACAGGCTGTACAACATATGTACTGACAAGAGCTACATTCTGTGTCCCTGTTGGTGAAGTAGTTACTACTCCGTCTACTTCTACCCTTCCAGAGTCAAAATCACTCATCGGTTAAAATGAGCCGCCGGCAAACACCCGGTACACAGGGGCCCCATTTCCATACTTTAAGAATACTGCAGCCATATTAGCATTATCTAAAGTAACGCTTTCACCGGGATCAAGAATTCCGTGATTATTAATTCCGTCCCAACTAAAGATTACTTGTTTCGCGCCTGTTGTTTCATCATTATGCAGAACAATCGTGTTATATCTCACAGCGAAGGGAAAATACACATAAGACGAAGTAAGAGCAGTAATAGAATTGTCAACAAAGAACCCAAGAATATTAGGAGCCACTGCTCCAGTCATCGGAGCAACATTAACAGTCTTCTGAGCTGTTGATCCAGTCCCTGAAATCGTACAAGCTAATCCAGTTTGAAACGGAGAATACGCATCCAATGCAGCTTTGATCTGAGTAGCTGTGGATACTCCATTCTCAATCTGGACACTAATGTTGCTCGTTCCAGAAACAACTTCTGCACCTGCCGTTGCACCAGTCGTATAAGAAATGGTTCTTCCATTATCCACTGTTCCAGTTGTAGAACTGTCACTAGCAAACGTAAGATCTTGCACAGTAAGAGTAGCAACAGCTGCACTCAAACCACCTGATAAATTCGTGAAAGCTAATGCCGCATCTGTAGTAGGAACTCTTGATGTAGCTTCACCAGAACTGGCTGTAGAAACAAGAGCAGCAGCTGGGCCAGAAGCTAATACTGCAGCTGCAATGAGAGCATTAGTAGAAGTACCATCATTATTAAGCTGCACAGTAATGTCATTCGTAGAAACAGAAACAGTAAGAGATGCACCAGAGGTATATTTAACTCGTATACTATTTCCCGCCGTTCCTGCAGTCTGCGCTGTATACTTTAAACCAGCCAGGGTCAAAGACGCTTTAACTGCGGTTGTAAGTCCACTTGCGAGAGTTGCATTGACGCATGATACTTGTGTATCGGTCGTATGCCCTGTGGTAATAGATACTGTAACAAGGTCACTAGCGCTGAAGCCACTTGTTACAGCATGTGCTTCAATAGCGGCTTTGATCTGCGCGTTGGTAGAAGTACCAGAAGCGATCTGGACAGAGATGTTGTTGCTAGAATCAACAGACACTACTTCACTTCCGGCTACTGCCCCGTTAGTAAAAGTGATAGTCGGTGCTTGTCCAACTCTTTTGGCAGTGAAAGTAAGATATGTTTCAATAGCTACAGAAGGGTACGTGTATGTGCTCATGTTTGATAGCTCCAATAAATTAGATGTAAAGCGTCTGATCTAAGTCTAACGCTTTCTTTAGTTCCCATTTGTGACGGTCATCTGCTTCTTTCTTTGCTTCTGAATCCTTAGAATGAATCTCTTCTGCTACTTCCATGATTTGATCAGCCGTCATTCCCTGCTTACCACGTTTATCTTCTTCTTCAAAAACAAACTTGCCAACTTTCTTCAAGATTGGATCAATATTCTGAAACTCTGTTTTCGGAATACGTGAAAGAAAGAAATTAGGCCAAACCTTCTGAACCTGAGCAACGGAGGTGAGCCCCCGCGCTAAAAGCAATCGAACAACCCGGACCCACCCGCTTTTTAGGATGTGCCCCACTTCATCAACCATCGTTGTGACTGGCACATAGCCTTTGTCAACACCACAAATAGCAGTGTAGCCTTCTCGGTCATCAATATAATATAATCCAGCTGCATGACCACTTCCATCAATGCTGCAGATTCGCAGATTATGATTCAACTGCTTCATGCACCTATAAAAATCTCCTGTTTGCAACCCCACAAGTGCGCGGCCCATGGATTACTCCTTTTCTTCTTCAGCTTCGTCGTCCTTCTCTTCCGTCTCATCAGCCTTCGGTAATTTTGATTTCAGTTTGTCAAGGTGCATCGTAGCAGCATTCTCTTTCTTGACAGGATCGGCATTCTCAATACTTATCACTTCAATGTTGCCTTCACCATTACTATATTTGTCACCAGCACGATTGGCAATGACTTTGCCGGTCACAATAAATTTTACTCGATCACCAAGAGCCGCTTCATCCAATCCCGGCATGTCATCGTGCTTCACATACATGGTCGTGGGCATCTTGTTCTCGGTCGGACCCATCACTGGATCAGCAGACGTTACTTTTTCCATAGAATTACTCCTGTTCTTGGGTCTTCTGGAAGAGATAGGTACGAAGGTCGTCCATCGGTCCCATTGTAATAGCTTTGTCTACCGCGTCCTGTTTCAGGCCACCAGCAGCTGCCGGAGCGGGCGGTACGGCTTCTTGTACTGCATCTGGCACCACAGTAGCCATCCCAGAGACGGCATCAATGCCTGTCACAGTCAAACTAATGCGTTGACCGGGCTGTGCACCAGCTGGAAGCAGGGAAAGAGGCACTTTGGCAGTACCTGCATCAGCTGCAGGAACATTATTGGCACCTTTCAGCAAATTAGCAAATCCAGTTAGTGTCCCAAATCCAGAAGTATCCATATTTTAGTACGAATTAAGATTTGGAGAACTGGGAGATGAGCTAATCTTATCTTTGAGTGAGGTCATAGGCATATTTCCAGCATTTACCTTCTTCCCAAGCTTCTTATGTTCCATTTCAGCCTCTTCTTTAGGCTCAACAGAAAGCATCATTCCACAACTAGGGCATTTGAAGGTAGGATTCTTTTCTTCTTTCATAGACATGTCCATTTTATATCTCCTTAAAACGTCGAGCAGTTATTTATTTTAAGACGCTCTGCTCTATCCCGTCTAAATTGTGCATGGCGGGATTTATAAACCCCGCCATGGCTAACTTTAAAACTACTGCTTAGGCCGCGCTCGTACCAATAACTTCAATAGCACGATTCGAGTCCAGAACAGGGAACACCGCATAAGCTTTCCAGCCAATGCTGCCGTTGAGGTTCAACGGATCAGCAACGCCTGAATCACCCGGCTGATGCACGATCTTCTGGATTCCTTGATTGGCCACATCGACCGCACCAAAGGATTCCTTTCCAAACACCCAGCTGTGATACGTGACAGCCGAAGCCGCCCCGGTCCCAGTGAGGACGTTCTGCGATTCTTGGAAACGAATGTTGTACAACTTCCCAAGTTCGCCAGCGAGAGCTTTTTCATGCACTTTGTCGATGCTGATGTACTTATTCAGCTCGATCCAACCACTCACTGCGCTGTCGCTTTGCAGATCGAATGAGGTGTTAGGATGCACAATTCCGTGATACGTCCCATCTTCAAACGGCATAACCGAGAGAGCCCGGAGATGCGCTGAAGCACGTCGGAAGTCAACGCCGGCTGCAACCACAGAAGTCGTGATTTCAGAGACAGCTGATCCGGTATACTGGATGGTCATGTTGCCAGAAAGAGCATTTCGGCAAATAGTATCCAGCGACAATCCGGCCTGATACCCAAGAACGTCATGGATAGCTTCCGTGATGTTGTCATACGCTTCCAACATGAGGCGATCAGAATACGAAACGAACGCGCCATATTGCAGAGGCGTAGCCAGAATCTTCGTGGACTGCCAGACCTGACCATTGGGGTTTGCGCCTTCACCGAGGGGTGAAGTAACTGCAGCCTGATTCACAGGACGCAGGAACTGAATCTGCGTACCACTGGCTTTCGGCAGTGTGCGCTTTTCAGCATTCTCTTGGAAAAACAAAGAGAACATAAGGCGGGTCAAGAGTTTGCGATCATAGAAAATCGCAGAAGCGTCATTAAGCCCACCCGTAGAGGTAATATTAACATTAAGAGCCATTTTGTTTACCTTTTTGAGTTTAATACGTGTGAGCGCAATATCTCAAGCACGTTGGTACAAGTTCCAAGGTTAGTAACCGTTTAGCCGTTACCGCATTCATTTTCACTGGGGCGTCCGTACTTCACGCTTGTCCGTTACTAATGGACACATGCCTTATCTCGTACACCGAGGGGCCTTGCTGAGTTACCTAACAGGTTATCCTAATATAAGGGTCTGTTTGGTAACTTAAAATTAGTTTGTCTTGGTGGACCTAATAGGAATTGAACCTATGACCTTCACATTGCAAATGTGCTGCTCTCCCTAGCTGAGCTATAAGCCCACTAAGACAAATGGTTGCGGAGTCCAAGAGTCGCACTTGGTTAATCGGCGTATGAGGCCGATAGGATAACTCTACCCTCCACCCGCGAAAGCGACTGCTCTGCCCACTGAGCTACTGACTCAAGGAGTCAGGCGGGATTCGAACCCGCGACCTAGTTGCTAAAATTGTGCCAGGGATTTTAACCCCTGGTCTTTTTATTATTTAATTTTACTGTTGCTGTGAAATAAGCCACTCACGTTGTTCATTGAGTGACATCTTCTTGAAAGCAGCAAGATGATCAGAAGGAACTCTACCTGCACCTTTTCCGGCACTAGCAACTGTTCCACCTTTTGCTTCTTCTGACAATGCTTGCTGTGCTTCTTTTATTGCTTCTTCTTTTGCAGACTTAGCAATCGCATCTTTCTCTTTCGCTAACATTTCTGCTAACAGAACTTTCATTTCTGATTCTTTATAAACTTTCTCAACCGGAACTACAGGAACCACTGGCGCTGCAGGAGCTGGATTCTCAGAAAGAGCCAACTCATACAATGCATCCAATACTTCACCAGACGGCTTCGTAAAGTCAACACGAGGATCACCCTGCCCAGTGGGTCCCATCGCAATTTTCACAATACTGGGATACAATCTTTTCCACTCAGGGTAGTTCTCAGTGTCATGCTCACGTTTCATTCGTTCAACCATCGTGTCTTTTGCTTTCGCATCAGCCGATGCTTGATCAAGTTGAACTCTCAATTCAGAAGTGGCATTCTCACGCTCTTCTTCAATAAACTTCTGCAACTTCTCAGGATCTTTGGCTAATTCTTTGTAATCGACTGGTGTCTTAGAAATCTTAGACAACAGCTTAAAGGTTTTCTCCTGCGCTTCTTTTAGCGCAGACATCTCATCACGAAGCTTTTTGTTTTCCTGACTGACACGCGTATTCCACTTTCGCAACTCATCAGGATCATTCGGCGCTTTCTTTACCGGAGGTTTATTCACATCTTCCGTTCCGGTCTTGCCTTCACTGGTTTTAGCTTCCGCAGCTTTCTTATCTGCTTCAACTTTATCAGCCGCTGCTTTATCGGCAGCTGCTTTTTCCGCTGCAACTTTAGCAGCTTCATCACCGGCGTTCGCTTCTGATCCTTTTGCCGCTGCTTCTTTCTCAGCTTTCTCTAAGGCCTCAGCTCTCGCATTGATCGAGGCCGGACTAACAATTGACTCACCCTGTGCCATTTGATGCTCCTTTGCTTGTTGATTGTCCCTTTCGGGGTCAGGCGTTGGCTACGAAGTTCCCCCAACTACTCTGTAATTCCTAACTGCTGTTTCTCTTCTTGCACTGCTTTAAAGTGTTCTTGAATGGCGCGTGACGCAATCTGTCCTGCTAAACTCTGACCATGAATCCAATTCCTAAGAAGGATCATTCCCTGCACTTGAAAGATAGCCTTTCGATGATCACCATCAGGATCTGAGAAGATTTTCTTCTGTGATTCTTCAATATAGTTTTTCATATACTCTTCAATCTTCTGCCATGCGGGATGCCGGCGTAAATCTTCAAATAACGCTCCTGCATGAGTTTGCTTCTCTAGATTAGCTAATTGTTCCAAAATCTTTGTTTCTTCTGGAAGATTGTATTCATCTTTAGCTGCAGCCTCAAAATCCATTAAAGAGCCCCTCTCTTTGTTAATTCATCCCGAAGGACGTTATAATCTCGATCCACAATCTCTTCTGCATTGGGAAGATTCTTAAATGTCTCAATCAATCCATTCCGAAGTCGTTGCAATTCTTCTGTCTTCTCAGCCCTAATGATCCTCTCCGCTAAAGACATCTCCATTTATTTCCCCTTAGATAATCCTTTCATAAAACCAGAGTATGCGCGACTCTTAGCTTCGACCTTCTTTACATACTTGGGCAACTTGGTTCCTTTCGGTGTAGCCGCAGCAAATTCTTTTGCAACTTTTGGTTCTTTCATCCAAAGATAACGTCTTTGTGCTTCACTACGAAAAGGCATATTATAGTCCACCAGGTCCAGATGGGATTCCTGGCAAATTAACATGTCCAACCCCACTGTTCATTTGTGGTACAATACTCTTTGCTAATGGACTAATAGGCAATCTAGGTACAGGAGTTGAAGCTGTATGCGCTTGTAAAATTGCTTTGCCAGCTGCTGCTGTCGGACTCGGCATACCTGCACCCGCTACGCCTGGGGCCGGCAGATTAATGGGGGGTGCACCGGACGTTGTCAAACCTGGAATGCCAGCTCCACCTACATCAGGAATCTGCGGTTTCGGATTCAATGCCGCTGCACGAATATCTTTTGAGTCAAAACCCATTAGTTCCCAGATTTGCTTTAAAATGATGTCGATAGACTCTGGTGCCAACTGCTGCTGTGCTAATGTGAAGTATGTAGACATCTGATTAACTTTCTGATCTCGATTCACCATTTCTGAGAGCACAGTCATCTTGAAGTTTACCCCAGCTGCTGTACGGATCATGGCCGGCGTGACAATGGCCGGAGCCGGGAACAGATGGCCGTAGAACGCTCGAATCACTTCAGAATTCGTTAGATACTGCAAATCAAGCATGTAGAAAAGACGAAGGACATGTTTGATTCCTTTCGTCTCAATAGCTTTGGCTGCTGTAGCAAACTTCTCCATAGCTTGTGACACAGCAACTTTGGCCACACCAAGCCCAATGCCTTTCTTGTCACCTTGCATATCATCAATACTGCCGGTCAATGACGAGGGAACCGTTGCATTGAACATATCTTGCTGAATGGCTTGTGCATCCTGATAAGCACTTGTGGTAACATCTGTACGCGTAATTGGTTGTAGATTTTCCATAGCATCTACAAGGATCACGCCAGAGGGACTAGATGCTACTTTGTCCACATCAATACTAGTATCTGTGGCCAGCACTTTATACATCTGATTGATCAAAATATTTACATTGTCCAGTCGTTGTCTTCGAACAAGATTCGTTTCATTTTGTAGCGTCAAAACAGGTTCCACAAGCCCAATACCAAACCATTCAAATGGGACCTTGCAGAAATTAACTTTAACTAATGGAATCTCTTGATGGTCAAATGGATTAGGAACAGCACGAACTACAACTTGTCGATTTGCAATAACAACTTGACATGGTTCTGGTTTGTCATCCCCATCGAGATCCCAATATCCCCAAACTTCAATTAATTCAATATCCTTCGGAGAAACCGTTGTAATTTCACCACGAGCTGTCTTTCTCCACTGCCGTGTTTCCTGGTATTTGATAGAAGCACCAGTAGCTAAAGCAGCATCTTTATTTCCAAAGTAAGGTTGCGGAGAGTCACAAATACGCGCAAATTCGTCACGATTAATGAAACGTCGTATCATGACGGAAGGCTGATTATTTACCTCGGCATGGTCCTGAGATGGGAAAACATCCAAAACGTCGAGCACAGTCAACTTCGGTTTCCGACCAACAATCTCATACCGCTTGTTTGTTTCATAGGTCGTCTTCTCTTGGTTGACGCCATTTTCATCTACAAATCGCATCACTTTTGGGGTGCGGTTGACTTTCCACTGCCATTCCACTTCCCAATCCACCCAGAAGTAACTGGTGCCATACATGAGGAGTTGCTTCAAAAACGTCTCGTATTTATCGTCAAATTCAGTTTTGTCAAATTGGTCAGCCAAGAGACGTTTGATATTTTTGGCAATTTCAGCTTCATTGATATCATTAGCCACAACATCAAAAAGAGATTCATTTCCGGATGTGAAACTGATTAACTTCGGTGTGGCGGTTTCAATGATCTGGAAGATTAGGGGGATGAATACCTTACTGCGCGTAGGAGTGCGTGTAGCCACGTTTCCTGACATGTAGGCCACGTAAATCTGCCACCATAGTAACTCATAAGCTCTGCGCCAGTTCTCACGTTCAATCAAATCACCAATGAATTTGGAAGTCATGTCTTTCTGAACGCCCATTGCATATGCATCTTCGGAATCACTATCAGGCTTTACATAATCTTCAGGAACTTCGATTTGAATAGGGCTATCGCCAGAAATTTGATCAAGCTGTTCTTCACCCTCTTGATCTTCAATTTCTTGAAGCTTATCGTCTTGCTCTTCAAAATCCATAGGTTTTAAACTTCCTCATTGGTGAGACTTGTAAATGATTTATAAGGCATAAGTTCTGTTATATCACGTTCTGCTTTTGCCGCCGTTTGTTTTTTATGAAGATCTAACGGATCATATCCTGAATTCGTTCTTTTTCTCGCAATGCCACCCACCCGCACAAGGTCGTAAACCCCTGCCAAGCTCCTAGAGAAACCGTACCGTAAAGCGTCAGGACTATGGCTGCAGTCATGACCAGGTTTAGAAGAGCCATTCTTTTCATAGCAATAACCTTCTATTTCTCGTATAAAATCCTCACATGTGTCAAATACCTTAATCCGATTCTCTTTCAGTAATTTTGTGATACGCTGAATCCCAATATCGACTGAGTTATCAGCCTGTTCCATACGTAGCTTACATACCGACCGTACTTCATTCATAACAGCCACGGCTGCTGGGTCCCAGATTGTGAAACTGAATTTCTTCTCATTCAGAAACATGCCGATCTTTTCAGCTAATTGGCGATTTTTGTAAAATTGAGTGAACACATAAAACTGCTTGCTTTCTGGATCAAAAGTGATTCCTAGAATCGACGTGGGGTCTGACCATCCATAATCGAGCCCTGACCACTTCGGCCAGTGACTTGGAATCTCAAACGGTTCCACAACGTGATCGAGCCGGCTAAACTCTGGGTAAATGAGTCCTTCGATCTTGACGAAAATACCTTGAAAATCCCGCATGAACACACTTTCATTCATGGTGGCTTTCGCCCGGTCATACACTGCCCGGTCGATGTACGGATTGTCGGCCATCGAGAAGTTCACGTAGAACAACCAATTGAGTTGATTTCTCAACTGGATCAGGCGGAGGTTCATCCACGATGACGGGCTACCATAAGGCGTGGTCGTCATCAAGAGCCGGCCTTTAGGTTCTCCGGCTTTCTGAACCAAGCGCTGACAGACCTTATCGTAGGTCGTTTCGTTACAGAGCGCAGCTTCGTCCATCCAACATCTGCGGGCCGTCAAACCTTCTACGGCGTCCGGTTTGTCTGCAGACCGTACCCACACAACGCCGCCATTTACCAACTGGATTATGCTGTCTTGTTTCTTATATGTGCCTAAGCCTTTAGGCCAGTAATTAAAAAGAGTACGTAAAGTGGACTGGTTCAACACTCGGTACGTCGGGCCAAGGATCAGGTAATCAGCTTTGACTCCATTTTTAATATCGTTTGCGATTTCGCGGATCAACCAAATTGCACCTACTGTGGTTTTACCACTTCGGTGACCGGCAACAACTAACATCTGTTCTGCTTCTGAATCTAGAACTTGCTGTTGATGCCTGTGAGGGGTGAAAGTAATCTGTTTTTGATTCGCTTCCTCCACCATGTTAGTTGATCTCCTGGCCTCCATCCAAGAGATCCTTTGGGGACCTCAAAGTCATCGAGGCTAAATTGTGCATATTCTTGTCAAGCATCACAGTGTTGTGGTCTATCCGGTCCAGGTGGTCTTTAAGATGGTGACACAGCTCCACAATTGCTTGTTCCATACCAAGGATTCGCATCTCTAATTCGTAGACTTTGACATCCAAGCTAGTGAGGGCCGGAGGCCCCGCCGGTTTCTTCTTGAAGCTAAACATTATCGAGTGAGTGTTTCCGGGTGTGGTCGCGGCTCATGGAGTCCATAAGCTTCGGGATGCTCAAAGTGTGGATTCACGTTACTGGGATTGACGAATGAAGACTTGACTTCAAGAGTGTGTCTCTTGGCGTTGACGATTTCATCAGTCATATTAGCTCCTCGTTAACGAATGGTGACCTGACTCCACGAGTAGGCTCCTGTCGTTATATTCTATGTGCGGTAACTTCCCTCTGATGGTATCTGCTACATATCAAATGTAATGACATCAAATCGTATTGATTTTTAAATCTGTTCTCACATGGGGTCAATTTGGTGATTTTTAGCTATAGGCTTGTTCACGTACAGTACATGCATCCCTTCCGAAGGGGCTCCCCCTCCCATGACGATCAATCTACCGTCGAGGATGTGTTAAGTTAACTAGACTTACCGTCTCAACGTAACAACAAGGACTGTTAACGACGGCTCACTTGTTAAGCGTTGTGTTCCTCATCCTGAATGATTTCAGCATCGACGGCGGGCGGCTCAATGCTCTCTACTGCTTTCCCTGCTTCATCAGACGGTGTACCAGTCTGATATAGTCTTGGTGTACCAGAACTATCAAATCGGTTAATCACTAGCGTCTCTATCATGGTCTGGCCTACGTCCTGCTTCGGTGCGTTCGCCATATGTGGCACCATCTTAACGAGCAGGTGCGCCATGTCTAAGGCTAACCTATCCCCCTTAGCGGCCTTCTGTAGGAATCCTACAAGCATTGCCTCATAGTTGTAACCGTGCTCTTGCAAGCTCTCCATTAGCCAGATGGTTTTCTTTGATTCTTTCTTGCGGCCTAGGTTCGCCTTGCCTAGCTGATTACCTTTGACAAATGGCATGAATACTCCTGTTTAAATTCAATGAAATACCTTCATACCGATGAGCGCATACAGCGCGTTAATCGGCATAGAATCATTTAATCTCCTATTAATCAATGCGTGATAACGTGGTGAATTGATAACGACGTTTAGGCCATGAACACCACATACAGCATGACGCTATAAGAAAGGATACCGATAAGGTTAGGTATGGCCTAATAGGTTAGATTATTGCGCTCAAAGGCGGCAATCATGGAAGACCATCTAAAACCTTGAGATATCAAGTACAGGCGTACCATAGGCACATACTGTACACTATATAGGTCCCTCTTTATGCATTTAAATACATAAAACGTATTGTCTTTTAGGTATGAAAGATCATTTAATAGTGACATATGAATGTCTACAAAGTGAATGAAACAACGCTACAATACGCTATGATTTCATTTCGATCAGACGGGCGGCAACGTGTAGCTTAGCGCGTGCATGTTACCTCACAAGCTTATGAATCCCCCTTAAACCCCCTCAATGGCTATTAGTCAGGCTGTTACGGTTGCGACGGCTTGAGGGGTTCCACCCCCGCCGTCTCACGTTCGAGGTGTTATCACCTCTCACCTTGAGGCTTGCCCTTACGGTCAAGATGGTAGCCTTTATAGTTACTCATACACTATATAGGTCCCTGTTATCATGCTTTTATCCGCGAATCAACGCATGTTATAGATATGATCTACGAGAAACACCACAAAATAGAATGTCTACAGATACATTATAATCATGCCGTCAAATAAGCAAATAAAATTATGGGCCTTGTCGAAGGTATGCTAATGCCTGAGAGAATGAGTCTTTTGACTCATTGACAAATAGCCGCATCCTGTTATAATGGAGCATGACGATTGAGAGAAAAGAAAGAGTATCGGCGGGTTGTGTGCCGATGACCTATCACAATGGAGCAGAGCGACAAGAGTATAGGATTGATGTACCATCCTATCAAGAGCAGATGACGGCATGGGTAGAGATTCTAAAGGCTCAGACGAGAAAGCCGCTGTACGACTTTGGATGGTATCTAGAGCATGTGCCGGACTACAAACTAGAGAGGGGGAATAAATGAGCGTGACGGGAATATGTACCATGTGCGGTGAGTACGTCGGGCAATTGTGCCGATGTGATGAGGTCAATAGCCTTTTTGTCTCTGTCACCTTGAGCCGTGATGACTGGGACGAGGTTAGAGAGGCCTTGAGTAGCAAGGCCTTAGCCGTGCGTAGTGGTGAGCTAGGGCCGGAGATAGAGGCCGGAGAGGATGAGAGATGGTTAGAAGACTTAGCCCGCATTGAGAATACACTTGATGAGGCCTTGCAATGATTGGCTATCTTGTGGCACGGATCAAAGACATGATATGGCGGTATCAATTCAAGCGTACCTCTACGCAATTACTAGGTAACCTGATTGTGAAAGACTTCAAAGGCTCTTTGTATTGTGTGGGCACCGTCGATAGTGAGGTGACAGAATGAGCTTGATAGACAAGCTATGGTATTTTCTTCTAACCTTCTTTGATGAGGTGATGAAATGAAAGCACGAGAGGTAGAATACGAGATGACAGAGCAGGAATACGAGGACATGCTAGATGAAATCTTTGGAGAGGTAGAGATATGCGGGTATACCTTTAGTAGCGGGCGGGTACTCAAAGAGTTAGACCCTACGGCCTTTAGATGTGGCAAGAGTGACTATGAGGGCACGCAAGATAGTAACTGGTTATGTGGTGAGTGTGATACCGAGTATGATAACGAGGATGAGGCCGAGGCATGTTGTAACCGTGAGCAATCAGACGATGAGAGGAGAGGAGTCTAGATCATGAATGATAGAGAGCTTGACGCCTTCAATGATTGCATGGAAGCGGTAGCATGGTATAACGCTAATAGCAGGAAAAATAAAGTGGCTCATTACATGCCTAGGTATGAAAAAATGATGATAGAAATAGCCGGAGCATACCTAGCACGCACGGAAACATTACTTAACAAGGAAAAATAGGCCTTGCACTCTTGGAGTTTTGGGGGTAGATATGAGTATGGAAAAGAGAGCCGGAGATTATAGCCTCATTCCCTACAAGGCCGGAGAGATGGCGGGCATGTCTCACGAGGAGATGAGCTATCATATCCTTGGTAAGACAATAGACGCCTTAGCGGGCATAGGTGACGGTGAGGTGATACGCTGGAAATGGTACCGCCTTTGTAAAATGGAAACGGGGGAAAACTAAATGCTACTTCCTAGATTCGATACCGAGATACCTTTACAGCGTGTGAAGCTGGAATATCTCAAGGGATCAAAAGAAAAAATGGCATGGGCTTTAGAGCACGGCATAGATGGTAGAATGTGGAATGTACACGCGCCGGACGGTCACGCCTTGCGGCCCTTCAATCATAGCACGCGCACGGTAGAGGGATTGAAAGAGCTAGGCGTTATCAAATGGTTTTAACATGTTGAATATGTGGGGATTGTTGGGCCTTTTGATTTGTTGGATAGTCATAACAAAGGGGGATAGATTGCTATGAACCTTGCCGAGACTCTTACAACGTGGATCATAGGCGGCATTGCGGGTCTTGTGCTGTTAGCGTTTGCCGTTGAATTGCTTACAAACGATTAAGGGGGATAGGATGCCTCATCATTGCGCCTTATGCGGGCGGATTGTCTTTAAAACATTTCACGAGTACGAGGAGCACAAGCGAATGTTTCACGGTCTTAAATCAATCGTGAGGCCGGAGAAAGTGACGGGCAGGACGGCGGCCCAGATTGTCAAAGAGGCCGAGGCCGGATGGTTAAAGCCTCACCTGATAGGAATTGATACACCTATCATAGCGAATAATGCAGAGCATTTAGCGGCCTGTAGATGTAACGCTTGTTTTCAAAAGAAATTAGATGAGCTTGTGACAAATTCAGGAAAAAGCCTTGAAAGTTTGCAAAACTCCTGATAGACTAACTCATGGGAAAAGTAAGTATCAAAGAGCTTGAGACGATGAGCACCGAAGAGCGCACGGCGCGTATTCGTGAGCGCGTCATAGAGATGTACATAGAAATAGGCAATACGAAAGACGCGCTTGTGTGGATGTGGCGCGATCTTGCCGATAAACAAAAGGGGGACTAAATGACTCTCAGACCACTAGGCGCGAATCAAACAGAGGTCACAATCAATGACGAGCTTGTGATACTCTTTAGCTATCGTACACCTGTAGCGTGTAGCGTGGTGCTAGATGGAAAATGGCAACACTTCAAAACAGAGAAACAATGGAGCGTTACCACTAGCCGCCATGTCAATAAATGGATGCCGACGGCAACGGGTACCAAGGCTCAAGAATGGTTTGATGCGCTTGCCTCTAACCTTCAAATTGTGGGGGTAAAATAATCATGCCTTCCAATAATGAAAGCATACTTAGCCCGAACCATCCGGCTAATATTGTGCGGTATAGCTCCACACGCAACACGTACACCTATGAGCCGCCCGTCCCTAAGTTTAAATTTTCGCTAGGTTGGGAATTAGAGGCTAACCATAGTGCGGCACGAGTACCAGCCGGAGTAAATGTAATCAGTGATGGAAGCGTAAACGGTGACGGTACGGAATATGTTGTATTGCCCGCCGTCACACGTTCGCCTAAGTTTGTACTAGGCCTCTTGAAAGATTTGGTACACGCGCCTAGCCTTAATACTGATAAGTCATGCGGGTATCATGTGCATATGGGAATACAAGGCGCGTCAATGGCACGCTTGCGGCAATGGGCCATTGCTACCGAGTCACTAGCTAAGGATATAGAAGACCTTGCATTTCAGGCCGTACCAGATGCAAGGAAATCTAATAGCTATTGTCGAAAGATTGAAGAGACGAAAGCGGGCACACGTTTTGAGTCTACAAAGTACAATAACTCACGGCGGTATCATTGGCTAAACACTGTAGAGATATTCCGGCCTAGTGGCATACGCACGGTAGAGGTACGCTTGCTAGGGAATACTCATCGATGGAAATATGTATTAGCATGGTCTACCTTCTGTATGCTTTTAGGCCGTGAAGGATGGAAGATAGCGCATAGACCGTTTGAAAGCCGCAAGGCCTCTATTGATATGCTCTCTGATGTGCTGAAAGCTATCATTGAAGACGTAAAGCCTTTAGATAAACGGCATGAACCTATACCCGCATGGGTCTATAGTCAATTGAAAAGCTTAGGCATTGAATGGAGCGCGTTTGATAGGCCATTGATTGCCTTGCACAATGCGGAATGTGAATTGAAAGGACGGCTAAAGAAATTCTATTCCGATAATCAAGCTACAGAGCCGAACCGCTCAGAGGATGATGATAGCAATGATGACTCGTGCCCTTGTGGATGTGGTGAGGAAGGCCGTTGTAATTCACAAACGCATGATGACGGTGACTGTGAGCCTAACGAGTGTGAATATTGTCACGAGGGCGGCAATTGTGGAGATGCGCCGGACTGTTACACATGCCGAGACAATAGGCACGATGAGGGGGAGTATTGCGGGGGGAGAGTGTGCCGAGACTGTGAGCGTAACCATAGAGGGCCATGGGCTGTATCAGATGAGGAAGAGCCCGCCGAGGCTGTCACGGCCTCACCGTCTAACGTGGTGATACATAGGACAAATAACATAGAGCCGAGGGCCGGAGTGCTTACCGCCGAATCAATGCGGGCCGCCGTTGAAACATTGCGCGGGCAAACTTTAACGGTTACGCACTATGACGAGATGAGAGACGTACAAAACATTAGAATTGATAATGCTACTCTCCAAGTTACGGCCTATCAGATGATGACGGGCACGCCTGAATTTTATGGGTGGTCAATTGCGGAAACAATCGGCGGGTATCCTGTAGATACAAGCGGGCAAAGGCCAGATGACGGAATGGCGGCACAAAGAGCAGAGCGTAACGCGCAAGAGCGCATAGCACAATTGCCGATGACAGATGATGAGCGTACCATGAGCCTAGACCGTGAAGCGTTTCATAATACTAATGGGGGTGATCGTTAACATGTGTGGATTATTTGCAGGGATAGGCAAGCTTAGCAGTAACCGGATGATTGCGCTAGGGTCTATGAATGAGGATAGAGGCACGGATAGCGTAGGCCTTGCTTACGTCTCTAACAATGAGGTACGCATAGCTAAAGTAGCTGATAGGCCTTGTGTGGCATTGAATACCACACTACGCAAGGAAGTAACTGAAGCGGCAATATCTGGTATGTTTATCGGTCACACTAGAGCCGCTACACAAGGTGACGTTACTAGCGCTAATGCTCATCCTTTCTTAGATGATGGTATCGCGTTCGCGCATAACGGTATCATTATCAATGATGAGGATTTCGGCACCTATGCCGTAGACTCTCAGAGCTTGATACATGGGATCAAGGCTAAAGACTTTAGCAAGTATGAGGGCTGTATAGCTCTTGTGTGGATTGAAGGCGGCAAGCTTAAAGCGTACCGTTGCGGCAATCCTCTATACAGAGGCCGTCATAACGGCGGCACATACTTAGCGAGTGAAGCGGAACAGCTAAAGGCTATCGGATGTACGCATGTACGGCAATTAGCCGAGGGTATGATTTATACTTTCCATGATGCTACACGCTTAACGAATGAGCGCGTACCACGGAATAAGTCATACAGCTTTACGGCGGGCTATGCCTCTAGCGGTCTAGGCTCTTCACTTGCCGATTATGATTATGCCTCATATGGTGGTGGATATAAGCTAGACGCGCCGAGGATGCCACAAGCGCACGGCAATCTAGTAGATGAGGATGAGCACAAGGAAGACTTTAGCACATGGAAGGATGACAGAGACAAGGCGCACGCCACAACGGACTATTGCGACATGTGCGGGGGACTAGGGGAATTATCAGAGGGCTATTGTTTAGACTGTTTGATGTGGCTAAAAGAGGCCGAGACAAAAGACATGCCGCCAGCGGCTCTAGAGGTGCACCGATGATTTGTCAAAGGACGTTGACGGAACATAGGCTAGAGTTTAGAGAGGAAAAGGCCGGAGAGATTCATTACGTTTGCTTAGATTGTGGAGAGTGGTTATCACAATACAATGATGCCACATGCGGGCGGTAACAATGTCTAGACCTTTTATTTTAGGTGATAGGCCGTTAACACAAACAGAAAAGAATCAACGATGGATTGCTAAGAATCCAGACTATCATAAACAGTATCGCTTAGGCCATCCATGTAGGAATGAAGCATGGATCAAGCGCGTAAAGACTTGATTATCAAAGAGAAAGATAAACCATGTGCGGATTGTGGAATCAAGTATAACTCATGGCAAATGGACTTTGACCATACAAGGGGTCAAAAACTTTTCAGTATCGGAATCGTAAAAACTTCATTGAAACGATTAAAAGAGGAAATTAATAAGTGTGACGTAGTTTGTGCAAATTGCCATAGGCAAAGAACGTATGCACGAGGATACAACAATCAAACTAAAGGGGATAACAAACATGCTTAAAATTGAAAAGATTAGAGACGAAAACGAATTAGCGGGCGGGTCTTTCTTTGAAGGTAGGACTATTGCACGCTTTAAAGCGAAAGTTTTACCCACTGTTTATGGAGATAGGTATTTCATTAGCTCAGACGTGACGCGCAACGGCAAGCGGTACAGTGTGCGTGAAGTGTTACCTAGTGGACGGATTAAATTAGTAGGGGTGCGTCATGCGTACCTCTTGAAGAGTGAAGCTAAAGTCGCAATCCAAAACTTACGAGGTCTTGTCACGGCCTAGTCAAGGTGTCAAAAGAAAATTATTAGCGCTCATAATCTAATCGTACAAGGAGAATTATGACTGATACGAAGGAAAAGCTAACAGATAGAGAATGGCGTGAACGTCTCAAGCTTGCTACAGAATTATTTGAAGACTTGAAGCATCAAGCGTACCTTAGGAAAGAAATCTAAAAACATTTCGTAATTTCATAGCTGTGTGTTGCTTAGAGACTTTGGCGTGATACGCGCCAAGGTCTTTTTGCTGTATACAGAATGATTGAGGGAAAAGAATCTATGGTGTATTCCACACAAGAGGTGAGACAATGAGTAAATGGATAGTTCACTGTAAGTCTGGAAAACCTTATGATGTTTACATAGGAAGGCCTACAGTATGGGGAAATTGTTTTGTTATAGGCCGTGATGGGTCACGCGCTGACGTGGTAAGCAAGTATCGCGCATGGTTGGAAGCACGGCCAGCCTTGATTGCTAAAGCTAAAGCAGAGCTAGGCGGCAAGGTCTTAGCGTGTTGGTGCTCTCCTCTTGCGTGTCATGGTGACGTACTAGCAGAGGTAGCGAATAGCTAAGCGGGCAAGGCTAGGCATAACGCCTTTAAACATTAGTGCTAAGGGGTGTAATGTCCACAATACTAGACATAAGAAGACCTTACACTATAGTTAAGGAATATTGAGGGATTGTGTGATAAGCGTTGACGGTTGGACGGCCTTTTGACCGTCCCGCTAGAACTTTACAGAAATTCGGCCCTACGCAAGTCAATTCGGAAATGGAGGTCAAAAAACGTCGATACAGTGTTTACGATCTGAGACGGAAACACTATGGGTGTCCGGCGGACCAGATAAAATTAGGCCTTGACAAATTGGACCTTATATGTTATACTTATCAGGAGGAAAGAAATTATGATGACAACACACGAAGGCGTTCCAGCAGAAGTGTTGAAGGAAAGTAAAAAGATGGTCAACCCCGGCTGTCCAGTGTCGAGGAAGATGTGGAAGATTGCATATGGGATTGTGAGAGACAGAGCCATTGATGAGACGAGAGTGTGGAAACAACGGCATATTACAATCGAGAGGGTATGATGAACAATCAAAGCGTTGTCCAATGTTTGAATTGCAACGTCTGGTATTGTCAAGAATGTTCGACACATCCAGACTGGCAGCTTTATTGTTCAACACAATGTCGTGAAGAGGCGGGGGAATAATGAATATTAATGCTGTGAAATATTCGCCGTTTATGAAATCTCATGCTATCCACTTGTTTCATGCATTACGAGATAGAATTTTATTACCAACTGACGCTTTGAAAGGGTTACGTTTTAATAGTGATGATCGTGTATTATGGATTCTAGAGAGTAATTCAACCGAAGCACAGTTCATTGAAGACCCAGGGTTTCTTGCGGGACATGCATTAATAGAAGCGGCTAAATCAGATTATTGGTATGCAGCAGAAAAAGATTATGCTGATGACGAAGATTATGGTGATGAGGATTACGAGGTTGAAGAATAAATGCCCACTAATAAGTATCATACAACTGTTACTTTTTCTCTTCTTGGGCTAGTCATTATTCTTTCAATTCTATTAAATCGAAAAGCATACCAAGTAGGATTCCTTGAAGGACAAGCTAAAGTCTATCAAGATATTTCCCAAATACCAGAGGATCAAGGGAATTGTTTTGGACTTCAATCTGAGATTAATACACTAAAGAAGAAAAAACATAAATAGGAGATATCATAATGCAGTATAAAGCATATTCAAATAGCAAGACAACACCAAACCGTAGAACAAGGAAGGGTGATCGTAATACAACTTTTAGGTATAATAAATCACTTCGTGCAAAAGTGAATCGTGAACGTCGGGCGCAACGAGAACAAGACAATGGCTAAACGAAAAGACAAACTCGTGATCTGGCAGAACGTCAAAGAAGTCAGAGCCAAACCTTGTGGAGAGAAGAGTCCGTACTGGTCGTGGATGGAAATGACAGCGGCCAAAGAAGTGGATGACATCCCAGCGCCAGAAGACCCGGCGTACAACGCACAGTTGGATTCGGTGCTCGAAGCTTTGAACAATGGCGCCGAGGATTTGATGACGGCCAAGGAACGCAAGGCCTTTCATCTGGTCGTGAGGATGGGCTACAACTTCCCGACAGCGGGCAAGAAGATGAGGTTACCTAGAGGAGCCGTGCAACAGCTCGTAATTAGGGCAGCGAAGAAACTGCGTATTCTAGCGTCGATTCATCTTTAATTGTAGACGCGCAGTGATGAGGAGAAACACACGAAATGATGCGAATTGTAAGTCTTTTAATGAATAATTCATGCAATTCTTGTGTGTTATAGTGTGGGGGTTACACTTATGAAATGCTTGTATCGGAAGTGGCTGGTGATTCAAAAGTTCTTGGACATCCGGGGTGGGGCCATCATGGGTCTCTTCTCGCTTGAGATGCTGGCGATTATCGCATTTTACGCAGTAAAGGGACAAAATCTACCAACGACAGTTCGTGATGTCTACATCGCTGTGTTATCTACATTCGCTACACACGCAGTAGCAAAAGTTATAAAAGGAGTGAAAGATGACTCTCAGAGCTAAGATTGGCTTCTTCATTGTTAGCGTTCTTGGATGTACGTTAATTCTACAGAGGTGCAATAAGCCGGTGACAATTACGAATCCGGGCACCACTGACATTACAACGCATGGTGACACACTGATTGTGACACCTCATGTTAAGCCCGGTCAACCAGCTCAACCTCCGGTGCATATTTACCAGCCTGATCCTAACTCCACAACTGTCACAATTGACACTCATGGGGATGTGACCTATCACATCAGACAGTTCGGTGTAGGCTTCCAGCCGGGCATTGGAGTGAGCTGTAGTGACCGTTTAAGGGTCGATCTCGATGCCAGAGTGGTCTACTTCAAAAGGTTCGGTTTGAACGCAGGGCTGGCCTTTGCTGCAGGTTCTGGTGTGTCCTTGAGCAACATTGTGAAGCCTTATGGTGCTCTTACGTACACTCCGTTCGATAAGTTCTCGAACACGTCAGTCTTTGTGGGGATGCAGTTGGACAAGAGTCCGATAGGAGGACTGAGGGTTCGCTTCTAATCTCCGCAGATCATGCGGATTTTATGCGGCGAATATCCCAGTAAAAGGATAACATGGATTTATCCCAGATAGGGTATATTATTCACGAGGCCATCAAGCTTGGAGTTATCACAGGTGTCCTCGTTGCAATCGTTGCTTTGTTATTGTAAGATTTGTCCTAACGCAAAGAATCGAGCGCCGAAGACAATAAGGGCCACGAACAAGAGGGTATGCTGGTCCCTCAGTAGTGGGAAATTGGTGTGAGTCCAATAGGACATTCGATGTGGCAGGTGTTAGAAGGGAACTCGGTCCACAATGGTAAGAGCCTCTAGCTTACCTGTCGCTAAATTAAATTAGGAGGAGTAAAATGGCTTACAAAGCTGCTGAACGTCCCGTCGTCGTAGAAAACATTCAGGTGTTGCAGGTCGGTAAGTATGGAGTTCGCGTTGATGAGAAGACTTGGTTCGGAGTCAATGAACCTCTCACTCCTTCACACTTTGTGCCGAATGAAGGCTACAAAGTTTCTGTGGTTGTGAGCAAGACAGGCAAGAAGTACATCAGTGAAATCCTTGGTCAGGAAGTTGCCGCAGCTCCGGCTGCCGCTCCTGTCCCGGTTGCTGCACCCGCTGCCCCGGCAACGCCTAAAGCAGAAGCTCCTGTGTCTGCTCCGGTCACAACCTCAGCCAAGAATCCTACTCGCGCTGGATTCGGTCAGCCCTTAACTGACTATGATGTGCAGATTCAACGTCAGATCAGTCGCGCTGGTATCTATCAAGCGGCCTTGAATTCCCCGGCCCTTGCTCAGTGGTCTATGAACGTCGAGGAGTATCTGGCCTTGGTTCGTAAAGTTGCTGACGCTGGTGTGAAGTACATCGGAGAATAAAATGACTGTCAACGAATTGTGCAAGTCTATTCTTCAACGGCCTTGTGTCTACACAAAACCTCCGTTGAAGTATGTTGGTGGGCATGAATTTTGTCCGTGCATCACTGAAACAATTCGTCAAGCATATATCGGAGGCTACAAGGCCGGTAGATCAGGTGAAGAACCAGAAGTGGGGATTGAGTCTATCGTCGAGGAATGTGGAGATCCACATGCCTGTGAGCATGGACCAGCCTTTCACGACTCCAAGAAGATAGTGGAGGAGAAATGAACGGACCAACGTGGCTTGATGAAAGCGAGACAGATGAAAAGTATATTGCTAAACTTGAGAAAGCATTATCTCTGGCTTGGGATACTCTTCAAGAGTTCTCTGATTATGACCCTCAAGGAAATAGAAACAGTTGCGATTTTCACTTGCGTCATGATGAGCATAGTTGGGCTCAAGAAACATTAAAAAAGATTGAAGGATTAAAGTGACTAAGAAACAATTAGCTTGGATCGTAGGATTTTATGAAGGTGAGGGGTCTTGTTGGAATGCGAATCATCACAGTGATGGCTATCATTATAAACGAGTAGCTGTTGATATCGGACAAAAAGATCGAACGCCTTTAGACTTCATTCTGAAATGTGTAAAGCATGGGAGTATCTTTCGTTCAAAGTTAGGTCATCATTCGTGGCGATTAGTAGGTAAGAGAGCTGAAAAGTTTTTAAGACTACTATTACCTCATATGAAGTCCCAGTATAAAATTCAACAAGCAAGGAGAGTTCTCAATGGCGCATAAAACCGTAGTACGTGGAGGAATAAACATACCTTCGGTTACCCAGATAATTGGTTGTTTAGATAAACCCGGTTTATATGCGTGGTACGGAAAATATGGTAGTGAGGAGTGTAACCGGATCAAGACGGAAAGTGCTTTATTCGGGACGGCTGTCCATGACTTGATTGAGCAGTACATAACAAAAAAGTCTAGGCCTATTGAGTACCCTGAGTCTGTGGATCAGGACAAAGCCAAAGAATGTGCAAAGAACTTCGCAGAATGGTATGACACATCGGGATTGGAGGTTATCAATGCTGAACCAGAAGATGCAGTCTATAGCAAACGATATAATTTCCAAGGCACTTGGGACTTCATCGGAAAGAAAAATGGAGTCATGCTCGCAGCCGACTGGAAAACGTCGAACCAACTCTATGAGACGGTTGGTTTACAGCTCTCGGCTTACGCACACTTATTCGGAGAATCACAAGGGTGGGACGACAACGAAATCTTTACGAAAATACCTAACGGGCTTGCCGTAAGAGTTGACAAGAAAACGGCCAAGGTCTACACGAAAGAATACACCGGATTGCAGCATTACTTCCAAGTCTTCAAGCATCTGATCCATGCCTATGAGTTTCACACGCAGACGGGGGCTTGGGACCATCGTGAGTAATCTAGCTATTCAATTCAAGAGGAAATTATGGTGGATTACTTCACCAATAGCTTATTGGATTTATAGACGGACACATCGTTATACTGAACCAAATCGGTGCTTAAAAGGTTGGCTTAATTCTTTTGTGAATGGTTTGGATGCAGGATGTTGGACTCACGTATGTGGGCACGATCTTAAATATTCATTAAAAATAGCAATGATTTGGTGGAACCCAAAACCATGAATCATATACCAAAAATAATTCGTATTTGTGAAGTTATTAAAGGACACGCATATGTGTTGGCCTTATGCTCATGTGGAAATGTGTTCCGTACTTGGCGCACTAATCTTAACTCAGGCACTACAAAGTCTTGTGGTTGTCTTAGGCGTAAGATCATGAAATTCAGAGATAGAACGCATGGTGATACAAAGAGTATTGAGTATCGCACATGGGCGAACATGATGTACCGATGTTATAACCCTCATGCAGAAAAGTATCCGAATTATGGTGGGCGCGGGATTGGAGTTGCTATTCGTTGGCATAAGTATGAAAACTTTCTAGCAGACATGGGACGTAGACCAGCAGATAAAACCAGCTTAGACCGTTTCGATAATGATGGATGGTATACCTATAGTAACTGTCGTTGGGCAACTGCAAAACAACAAGCGAACAACAGACGAACTACATTATGAAAGTAACTCCATATAATGCTATAATGCTCGACCTTGAGTGCATGTCAACCGATAGCAATGCTTCGATCATCTCAATCGGCGCTGTCAAGTTCTGGTTGAATGTGAAGCAGACTGAGTTCACACAGGATCAGCTATTCTACACAGCCGTGAGCTTGGATAGCAGTCAGCAAGCCGGACTCCACATCAAAGCAGATACGGTCATGTGGTGGCTCTCGCAGAAGCCGGAAGCCAGAGAAGCGTTTAGAAATCCAGTTTCATTAGCCAGTGCTCTGGGTGCTTTCAGTCGATTCGTGCCGAACAAAGAGACGTACATCTTTGGGAACGGCGCGGCCTATGACAACGTGGTGTTGCACAATGCGTACAAAGCTATTAACCAGAAATATCCAGTCAGCTACAAGTATGACGTTTGCTATCGTACCATGTGCAAGTTGTCCAATGCACCTGTGCCGGCCTTCGAGGGAACAAAGCATAATGCCTTGGATGACGCAAAAGCTCAGACGCGTCATTTGATGCAGATTCTAGAGACGATTCCTTGGGTTAAGCTTTAAGCCTTGATAAATCAGCACTCTCGTGCTATACTTTAGAGGAACTGAATGGAGATAACAATTTTGGAAAATCAAATCAGGCAGTTATACCGGATTCTCGG